ATTGCGAGGGACCTCATTGTTAGCGAGCTTTTCTTTCGTGAATGCCGCGACCGGGGCATTGAGGTTTACGCTGCCGACTGCGGCACGGAGCTGGTCAACGCGGAGTCGGACCCGTCCCAGACGATGATTCGACAAATTTTCGGCGCAGTATCCCAGTGGGAGAAATCACAAATCGCCAAAAAGCTTCTCGCCGGCCGGAAGCGCACGAAGGAAATCACGGGCTGGCCCTGCGGCGGGAAGCCTGTTTACGGCCGCAAGCCAGAGGAGGCAATCTGGGTTCGCAGAATGCTCTACTACCATCGCCAAGGACTCGGCACCACGGAAATCTGCCGCAAGCTGAATTACAACCCCATGTGGCGCGCGGGCCGGCCGAAGTTCTGGAAAAACTCCACGGTCTTCGGCATCATCAAAACGTGGCAGCACCGAATCGAATTTTCCGATGAAATCACTCTTGACTCTCTTACGTAATAGCGGACCTTACAAGCACATGAAACACCTTTTTGAATTCAAGTCAGAAAACAAACCATCTTCCCCTGCGGGGGGAGTTGAAGCTAAGCAACCCGTTCCCCCCTCGCCGACTCCTGTCGCTCATGCAGGAGCATCGGCAGCTTTTCTTCCTCCCCCCGCTTCTACCAAGGTTTACGTCACGACCTTTGCAATCCGAAATCCGACGACCGGCAATATCGTCTCGGACGTTGTCGAAGTGCCCTGCACCGGGATTTCCGCAACGGACAAAGCCGCTGCGTGGACTGCCGTAAAACTTCGCCACCCCAAGACGCTGCCGAAGGATATCCGCCGGGCCGCGACCCGAATCGTTACCCGCCCCGGTGGGGAAAATCCAGTCGTGCCGATTCGCGAGGGCGAAACCATCCGCCAGATTTTCCCGGACAAGACGGAATTCGAGACCGCGCGCACGGTCGGCACCATCATTTTCGACGGCGTGCTGTGCGACGTTATTCTGCGGCACCTCCGGGCTAAGGCGGCTTTCTCCGTCGTGCTGCGCCAGTCCGGCGGGACCGTGGTGACGTTTAGCGAGCAGGTAACCACAACCCGGCTGGTGGATGACTTGCCGAAGATTCTCCGCGAGATTCTCGGTGCCCCGGCGGAGACACTGAAACTTTATCTCAAGAAAGCATGAACAACGAAACCGCCATTACGCTGCTCACAGACCCGAAACTCAAGTTGACCGCGCGCATGCGACGTGCGGCCAAACGCCAGCGTCAGAAGGTTTACCTCGAAACCCCGGCCCTTATTGAAGATGAGGAGACGTGGACAGCGCGGCCGGTCCCCAAGGACCCAATGCTGCGTCTTACGCAAAAACTCGCCAGCTACTCCGCTGGCCGTCTGGTGCGGTTCATACAGCAGAGCGCGCGTCGCGCAGCCGGCGCAAAGCACCTCCTCGCGAAGCTCCATCCACTCTCGGTCTTCCGGCCAAAGCTGGAGGAACAACAAAAGATGAACCTCGTCGCATTTGTTGCGGCGACTACTGAGTTGGAAAATCGTGGAAAAACCGCGTAAGACAAAAAAGTTCATCGAACAATTTGAATTTCCTCCGAAGGCATGGCAGTATGTAGGAGTGAAACAAAGCCCGCGTGAAACTGACCACCTTAGAATATCGAGATGCCTACTTCCGAATGTTGCAGGCTCGGCGGGAAAATTCTGTATGCAAATCGCAAGCGGAGACCACTCTTTCGCCGGGCTCCCGTTGGAGACCACACCGACCGAAACCAACTTCGGACCGGCGAACAACCCCGACTGGGTTAACACCGAATGGTATCGCACTTGGGTCGAACTTGCAAAACAACCACACGAATACCCCCACAACTAAATGATTAAACGAATTCTCGTCGTCGGATATGGAAGATGCGGGAAGGACGCCTCGGCATTTCTTCTACAGAACATAACCGGGATTCCATACGCAGGTAGCACCTCATGGTCGGCGAAGGAATTGGTTGCAAAAAAGATGGGTATGCACCCGCAGGTTTGCTGGGAGAATCGACACGCTAATCGGGAACGATGGAAATCCATTTGCGACGGGCTCCGGGAGGAGGACCAAACGCTTTTGATTCGACTCGCACTGGCCAGCGTGAACGAGGATAAATCTTCGGGGCTACTGGCCGGTTGGCGGGGGATTGTTGCGGGAGTTCGGGACGGGAAAGAACTTTTTGCGGCGAAGGCCGAAAATCTTTTTCACCATATTATATGGATTGACCGCCCCGGAACTCCGGTTGACCCAACTGTCACCTTTGAAGATTTTGATTGCACCTCGGTCATTGTGAATGATGGTGATATTGACGACCTAAACAGTAAACTTTTCCTTTGGGCAGAGAAACACAGGCTCATCCCGGGACTTTATTTGTCCGGGAAATGTCCGACTGTCGATATCCACCGCGAATGAAAAAAGTCTACATCCGGGACGACTGCTGGGAGTTTGACCTGTGGGTAATCGCCCCGGCGACGAACAGGGAGCTGGACGCTTTCCTGCTTCGTCAGTTCGGAATCAAAGAGAAGACAAACGACGGAAGCTTTACTGGTCGATTCGTTGAAGTTTGGGAAGGGGACGGAGAAACGGAATGGGCCGGCGTGATTGCGCTCAAGCGATGGAACGGAACTCCGAAGGACTACGACATTTTAGCGCACGAGTGTCTGCACGCGGTCCACTGGTTCCTCGATAACCGGGGCATCAAATTGAATTTCAAGTCCGACGAGGCATTTTGTTACCTGCTCGGCTCGTTGGTGCGCCGCATCGCGGAACAACTCAATAAGGGGAAACGCAAATGACTGAATACGTCCTCGGCTTCGCCTTTACCAGAGATTACGCGGACTTTGACCGCGTGCTGTTGATTCGTAAAACCAAGCCCGCGTGGCAGGCCGGGAAACTTAACGGTGTCGGGGGAAAAATCGAGACGGGGGATTTCACTCCGCATCGGGCCATATCCCGGGAGTTTGTCGAGGAAACCGGCATAGAGACGCTTCCATCTCGCTGGACTAAATTCGCCGTCATGGAATTTGCCGATTGCCGGGTCCATTGTTTTACCACTTGGTTCAATTGGAAAGAATTCAAGAAGGCGGTCCCGCTCACTGAGGAGTTGTTGGAGAGTTACCAGCTCGATTCGGTTTTCGATGAAAAAATGAAGGAAGCGAAAGCGCTTCCAAATTTGAGGTGGCTGATTCTTTTGGCAAGGGCGGCTTGGACTGCTGGAGTAGACGAGTTCCCAGTGCTACAGATTTTCGAGTCGGTCGAGTCGAAATACGCTACAGCATGAAATTCTGGCCCTCCGTTGGAACTCGTTCGGTGCTTTGGGGTGCTCACGCATTCTGGTTTCACCCGATTGTGGTTGCTCTCGCGTGGCGCAAGCTATATCGGCGATTTCCGAACCGCTGGGAGTGCCTCGCGATTTTCTGTCACGACCTCGGTTATTGGGGTTGCGACTCGATGGACGGGGACGAGGACGGGAAGTTTCATCCCTATGTCGGGGCCTTTCTCGCCTCGGAGTTGGCTTTGATTTTCGGAGCCGACGACAGCGATGTAAGCTATGTGGAGGAACTGGTCCTCGGCCATAGCCGGTCCTTTTGCGCCGAATCCGGCGAGAAGATTTCTGAGCTGTGCGACCCCGACAAGTATTCCATCCTTTACGAGCCCGCGTGGTTCTATTGGATTCGCACGATTTTGAGCGGAGAGATTCACGAGTATCGACGCAATGAAGAAATCAAACAAGGGTGCTGCATAGCTTCAACGTGGGCTTGGCTATGCGGGTATCGACGGTCCGTAAAAGCCCGCTTCTCCAAAATCAAATGAAACCATTGTTCCTGATTCTAACCCTCCTCGTGCTGGGGTTCGCCCCGCTGTCCCCTCCCCCGGACGAGCTTCCGAAAATTCTCGACTATTCAGAGGCGGTCGAGTTGCTGAGTCATTCACTGAACATCCCGGAGCCGGAATGGCCACTCGGCCCGGAAGACTCTGTATACCTCTCCCCGACGCAGGAGGAGATTTCGGAGCTGCTCTGTTTTATCAAGGACCGACGCCAGCTAATCCACTACGTCGTCGACGCGACCGACTGCGATGACCTCGCAACGGAGGCAAAATACTGGGCGACGGTCTGGCATTCCCGTAGCTACGACGGAGTGAATGCAGCGCTACTTTTCGGCAAGGCATATGTGAAGCTGGACGGAAACTACGAACTGCTGTTCCCCGGGACCGGCAACGCGCACGTCATCGGGTATCACGTCATCAACTTTGTGGTCCGGTCCGACGGCAAGGTGTTCTTTTTCGAGCCGCAATCCGGCCGTATTGCCCCGGTGGAATCTTTCATTTACGAGGACTCGGTTCAAGTCCTGCGACTGGAATATTGAAAGCTTTCGACGAAAGCGGACTTTACCCATACCAGCCAACGCCTGCGAAATACTTGGCGCAGTTGTTGGAATCTGGCCAGAACTGTCTTGACGGCTCTGACTGCGGCGTCGGCAAGACGGCAGTCGCCAGCGCAATTATCCGCCACCTGAAACTTCCAACCCTCGTGCTGACTCCGCAAATTAACATTCCGAATTGGGAGTGGATGGGGAAGCACCTCGGGGTTGAATTCGACGTGACAAATGTTGAAGAGGTTCGCACCGGGAAAAGTCTCTTTGGCCGTTGGGAATTACCAAAGCCGCCCGGGCCGTTGCCGACGGAGCTACGTTGCACGCAATGTCAGCTCGTCGTGGAGCCGGAGAAGGGCTTGCCTTGCGCATACGGGGAATTTCATTGCGTGGAGACGAAGAAGCTGCCCCACCGCTACGGGAAATTTTTCTGGCACCCGGGGATACAGTTCTTGGTATTAGACGAATGTCATAAGTATTGTGCGCTAGATTCGCTGAATGCCGACATGGCGATTGCCGCGCGCCGGCAAGGAATCCGCACGCTGGCGATTTCCGCCACTGCGGCCGATAGCCCGCTAGGACTCAAAGCGCTGGGATACCTGCTGGGGTTACACAGTCTCGTGGGCGAGGATTCCTTCTACCGGTTCGCGTTTAGGTTTGGATGCCGCAAGCGCATTTTCGGCGGGCTTGAATTCGGGCGCGACGATGATGACCGCAAGGTCAAAATGCAGGCGTTACACCGTGCTATTTTCCCCTCCCGGGGGACCCGCGTCAGGATTGAAGACCTCGGTGACGCGTTCCCAGAATGTGCAATCACCGCCGAGCTTTTTGACTTCGGAGATGCACAGAGAGTGAACGCACTTTACGCCACGATGGACGAAGCGCTCGCGGAATTGCAAGCGATGCAGCTTGCCGACAAATCGCCGGAGCACCCATTCACCAAGCTGATTCGCGCTCGGCAGGCCCTTGAGTTACTAAAAACGCCGCTGTATGCCCAATTAGCGCGGGATGAGGTGGAAGCAGGAAACAGCGTCGTTATTTTCGTCGCTTTTAAAGCGACTATGGACGCCTTGTGCGACGCGCTGGGGGTTTCTGCTCGGATTGAGGGGGGTCAATCGGCTGCATTGCGGGACAAAACGATTCAAGATTACCTCGACGACAAAACTCGCATCCTCGTAACAAACGTCGATTGCGGTGGCACTGCGCTTAATCTCCCGGATGTGCGCGGCAAATTCCCGCGCGTCGGAATTGCATCCCTTGTGTATTCATCCAGAAAGATGAGACAGCTTTTTGGGAGATTGCGAAGAATTACTAGTAAAACTAAGTCTCGATATCGTGTGATTTTAGCAGGAGGCACAAAAGAAGAGAAAATACATGCCAAAATGACCGCGAAGTTGGATGCGATTGACCTACTCAATGACGGAGACTTGCTTGCCGCGAATTTGCCCACGGCTGTCGTAGAATGGCCAGAGGGTCTATGACAAAAGAACAGACTAAAAAATATAACCGGAAATACCGGAAGGAAAACCTAAAGCGGTTGAGGGAATCGGGACGCGAATACTATAAAAAGAACCGCGCCGCTATCTTAGCACAGAAGCGCAAATACACGGTAAAAAATAAGCTTCGGATTCTTGCCAAGAAGCGCGAGTATTATTTGAAAAGAACTTCTTGACATTCTCACAAAATCGCGGACCTTTACATCGAAAAATTATGCCATACGCAATCCGAAAAGTGCCCGGCAAGAAATGCTTCAAGGTCGTCAACAAAGACACCGGCCGGGTGCTTGCGAAATGCACGAGCAAGCGGGAAGCTGAAAAACAAATTCGCGTCCTCGGAATGGTTGAGCATACCGTCATGAGCTAACCCCGAATAAACCCACGAAATGAGCGAAAATCTCTCTTCCTATCCATCCATCTTCGCCCTCGGGCACCGGAACATCGCCGACCTATTCGACGGGCCGGTCACAGTCGAGGAGAAAATCGACGGTTCCCAGTTCAGCATGGCGCGTGTAAACGGCGAGCTGGTTTGCAGGTCGAAGGGCCAGCAAATCATCGTCGGCGCACCTGAGAAAATGTTTGCCGCCGCAGTCGAGACTGCGCAGAAATTGGACCTGCGCGAGGGCTGGGTTTACCGATGCGAATACCTGAAATCTCCGAAGCACAACACGCTGGCGTATTCCCGGATTCCTAAGGACCATTTGATTTTGTTCGACGTGATGACGGGATACGAGACCTACCTGACGCCGGCCGCGAAGAAGTTTGAAGCTGTTCGACTGGGTCTTGAAGTGGTGCCCTGTTTTCTGGTCGGGGAAACCTGCGTGATGGATATCCGCCCATTCATGGACCGAGAGAGCACTCTCGGCGGATGCAAAATCGAAGGCGTGGTCGTCAAGAACTACGCGCGCTTCGGCACGGATAAGAAAATCCTCATCGGCAAGTTCGTCTCCGCCGAGTTTAAGGAGAAGCACCAGCACGCGTGGAAGAAATCGAACCCGGGGCCGGCCGACGTGGTGGAGCACATCATTTCCGAGTTGAAGACGGACGCTCGCTGGCGCAAAGCCGTGCAGCACCTTCGCGACGCCGGGAAGCTGACCGGGACGCCAACCGATATCGGGCCGTTGTTGATTGAACTCGGCACCGACACGGAGCGGGAAGAGTCCGAAGCAATCCGAGCATCTTTATGGAATCATTTCTGGCCGCAAATTCGGCGCGGAATCGCGAGCGGGTTTCCAGAGTGGTATAAGAAAGAAATCGGAATTATCGAATCATGAGCGACCCGCTGTTGCCAACCCGGGTTCATCATCCGTTTTCGCCGTCCACGTTGCAGGCGCGGGAGTCATGCCCGCATTACACTCCCATCGACGGCGGAGATAACGCCGCTTCGCTCGCCGGCACGCGCCAGCACGACGCGGTCGAAAACGAGGAGGATAGCCCGCTATTAGACGACCACCAAGCGATTGCCGTCGCCGAGTGCCTAGCCTACGCGGATAACATCGCAAAGAACTACCCGGGGGCGACGATACTCAAGGAAGAGTATCTCCCCATTGACGACGAAATCCTCGAATCCGGCGGAACTTTTACCGACGCGGTCTATGGAACTACCGCTGGGTATCCCGACTACGTAATCATATCCGCCGACCGAAAAACTGCCGAGATTCTCGACTGGAAGTTCGGCAAGCATCCGGTGGAAGACACGGAGAATAATCTGCAAGGCATCGCCTACATGCTGGGGGTCAAGTTCCGTTACCCGGAAATCGAGCGCTGCACGGTGCATTTCGTGTTGCCACACCAAGACTGCGTGGATAAACACACGTTTGTTTTGACGCCGCAGTTGCGGGACGAGTTATATCTTCGCGTTAAGGTCATCGTGAGCCGTTCGATAGTAGCCAAGGGACTGGATGATTTTTCTCTCGCGCGGCCCTCAGCCAGTGCGTGCATGTTCTGCGCGCTCGTGGGTCGCTGCACCAAGGTCACGGAACTTGTGCTGAATATCGGCAAGAAATTCTCTCCGATGCAAATCCCGGAGACGATTTCGCCGAATATGGTTTCTGACCCGGAAGATACCTCAGTTGGTCTCAAAGTTGCCCAAGTGGTAACTGCGTGGGCCAAGGGCTACCGGGCGCGCGTAACAGAGCGCGCAACCACCGACCCGGACTTCATGCCGAAGGGATACCAGCTAATCGAGATGCAGCGTCGCGAGGTGACTAACGCAACTGCCGTGGCAGACCTCGCCAAGAAACTTTTGCCAGAAGACAAGAAAGCGGAGGTGGACAAGCTCCTCGATATCCCAATCACCAAGGTTGAGGAATTAATCGAAGTCGCTACTCCGCGCGGCAAGAAGACCAAAGCAGTCGCCGCGTTCGGCGAGGAACTCGCGAAGTCCGGCGCGGTCAAGCTGGGCAACCCTTACACGATTTTGCGCCAGTGCGGCGCAGAAAAACAACAAAACAAAACATAAAAAACAAAACACATATGGCAAAAGTTAGTTTCACCAAAGAAAACGTCGTCTCGGTTTCGCCCCCGGGCGAAAACACGACCGGTGCCCCCGTCATCGACGTGGCGTCGGAGGTCGTTACCCCTGCGACGAGTATTCCCTCCTCGCCCGTTACGCTAGCCGCTCCGGTGACTTCGACGGCAGTCGCGCGCACGGACACGCCGATTCAGTTCGACGACAACGACATTCGCTTCGAGGACATTTACCTCCCGAAGGTCAACATCGTCCACAACGTCGGGGACCTCATGAAGGTTTTCTCGCCCGGCGAAATCGTGCTCAACGGCACCTACGTTATCCACACTCCGACGCACCAGTCGAAGAAAGGGACGGACCCGCTCAAAATCACCGTCATCGGTTTCAAGAAGAAGCAGTATGTCGAGAAGGTTTCTGGCGGAGCTAAAGGGTTGCTCGTGAACTCCGAGGCCGAGGTCGAAGCCAACGGAGGCACCCTCAATTACGCGGTCTGGAAGCAGAACGACGACGCGCGCAAGACGAATCCTGCGCTGCCCGCCATCCGGCGATTCGAGACGCTCGCAACCGCGTTGCTGCTGATTGAGCGCCCGGCGCATCTCACGGACAGCCTGCAATTTCCTTACGAGTTCGACGGCAAGTTTTACGCCCTCGCGCTGTGGGGAATGAAGGGCACCGCGTTTACCAACGCCGCCAAGCATTTCTTCACCGCCCGCAAGATTGGTTTCTTGAAGACCGGTTATGCGGTCCGTTCGTGGAACCTCACCACTCAGTTGGAGCCTTACAACAACGGCAACGTGTCGTGGATTCCTCAGGTGGAACCGTGCAAAGAAGCGAATTCCGACGCCTTCATTTCCTTCGTCAAGGAAGTGATTGGTGCCGGCAACTAACCCACAAACACACATGCCAAACACAACTACCAAGCCCGTCGGCCGGCCGCGCGCCGTCATCAAGCTTCCGCGCAAGCGGGAATTCACCGTCGCGGACGTTATCGACATCAACGCGGTTTCGTCCCTCACGATTCGGAATTTCCTCAAGGAACTGATTCACACCGGGAATCTCGTCACGGTAGGGACCACCAAGAACAAGGCCGGCCAGCGCGGGCGTCCTCGTTTCATCTATCGCCAGTAAACAACCCAGCCCCCGCGAAAGGGGCCGGGTGCAGAAGAAATTTTGCATCCGGCCCCCGACCTTTTGTTTATGACACAAATACCTCTCGGCAAAGACGGGAAGTTTTTTACCCTAGTCGATGACCAAGATGTCCCGTTTGTAAAACAAAACAGGTGGAGCAGACACCGGGGCCGAGGGACTTATTACGCCTCTCGATTGATTCACCGACGGGGAAAGCCCGCAAAAAGAATTTATCTGCATCGAGAGATTTTGTGCGCGGGCCGAGGTTTGAAGGTTGACCACCGAGACGGGAATGGATTGAACAACACTCGGGACAATTTACGGACCGCAACAAACTCGCAAAATCATCAAGGAAAGATGACTCGCCCGGCCCATTTCAAAAGCAAGTTTCGCGGCGTGTATTGGCATAAGCAGAACAGAAATTGGTGCTCGCAGATTAAGTTTAATTACAAGAAGGCGCACCTCGGCTCCTTTTCTAAGGAGGAAGATGCCGCCCGTGCGTATGATTTAACCGCCCGAAAACTCTTTGGCGCGTTCGCTCAGTTGAATTTCCCGTCTTGACATGCGGCTGGCGTGTGGTAGATTGGGGTAATGATTATTGAGATAAATCGAGAGGAGTGGTTGCAGCGAGCGGTTCAAAAGCTGCGCCCCGTGTTTCTTGGGGCGGGGCACACAATTCCAGAACTTCGGGTTTCCGTCGGATGGCCCTCTAAAGGGGGGCTGGCGACAAAAAAGAGGGTTATCGGCCAGTGTTTTTACGGTCAATGTGCTGCTGACGGCAAGCCCCAGCTTTTCATCTCGCCGCTACTTGAGGAAGTCGGCGACGCAGGCGGGGTGCTGCCGACCCTCGTCCACGAGGTTTGCCACGTCGCTGCCGGACCCGACGCGAAGCACGGCCCCCGATTCGTTAAGGTGATGAAGGCCCTCGGTCTCACCGGCAAGCCGACGGCTACAATTGCCGGCGAGGAGCTGCTGGCAAGGCTGCGCGAGATTTCAACGGAGCTGGGGCCCTTTCCGCACTCCAAGCTGGTTCCAATCAAGGATTACAAGCCTCAAAGCACGCGCATGATTAAGTGTGCCTGCGCACAGTGCGGATACCAAATTCGGCTGACTCGGAAGTGGCTTGAAGTCGGAATCCCGGAATGTCCGGTCGATAACCACGGGGAGCTGGAACAGGAAATCAAATTCAACGAACCGCCAAACGAATGAGCCCGCCCCCCGCCCTCGGATTGACAGACTACCCCTGTCCGCTTTGCGCGGCCCGACTGTGGGTCCAGCCCGGGACTCAACTAGACCCGAATGATGGCGTCACGGTATATTGTGCTAATTTGAATTGCCCCGCCCCCGAAGTGTTCGGCCACGGAAGCAATGAAAAGTCTGCGTATCAAATCATCAAAGAAAAATATCGCCCATGAGATTCTCGGGAGAAGAGCACTGCGAAGGTAAAAAGGTCTCGGCTGAGCGGGTCTGGGAAATCTACTGCAAGCTGTTAATCCGCTTTCAAACATTCCGGTGCCCCGGCCAATTGAACCCGGTGATGGAAATCAAGCCGACGCGTCGCGGCTGTGCATACTATGCCCCGCTCCCGGGCTTTGTGATTCCGGCCCACATACTCGACACCTGCGAGGAATATGTGATTTTTTACATCTCACACGAGCTGTCGCATCACGCTTATGGCAGAATTCAACACGGGCCGGAGATGTGCAAGGTGGAGCGGGACATGCTGGCCCCGTTCGATATTTTTATCCACTACCGAGGCGGGTTCGGTAAAAACCAGCCTTGGTATCCTAGAGCGCTAACCCGGTCCACTGGTAGGGTTATTTGTGAAGTGGTCCGAGAGAACAGAAGAACCGTCGTAAAAATAAAATCATGACACAAGAACAAATCGAAAAATTCATCCGCATTGGAAGAAAGTCCGGCTGGCCGGCGCTAACGAACGCGCCGCACAACCTTAGCGCCGCTGACGCGTCCACTGTTTATTTTGAATCGCGTAGGAGGGATGCTTCTGCAATGATATTTTCTTCAATTTCTCCGGCGATGAAGCTCGAAGCGAACCCCGTCGTGTCCGCCAAGCGCCGGGTGCGCGCGTGGAAGAAACTTCTCAAGCCGCAGCCTTTCCCGGCCAACGCGGGCGAGTGCATCCGAACCTCGGCCGAGGTGCCGGCTGGATACATCCCGTCGAAACTCAACCGCTCCTCGGTCAAATCCTGTGCGCTTGCGGAGTCTACGCGAATCCGCGCCGGCAAGTTCAAGCGCGTGTCGCCCTCGTTCGTGAAGCAAGTCGAGGCTGAGCTGGAAAACATCATCCGAGGCATCGGCGGAGCGGAGGATAGCGAAGCCCCTCCCGGGGAGTGGGATTTCCTCAACCGCAAGCAAATCTCCGCTCGGGTATTCGAGCAGCTCAACCGCGCGGTGCGAAAAATCATCCTGCGCAAAGTGCGCGGGTATCCCTCCAAAGGTCAGACATTGAAATGACTTGACGAAACGACGAAAAGCCGGACCTTTATCCCGACTCAATGTCTATCCCCGCGAAACCCAAGAGAACCAATCATTACAACGTGTTGTTCAACACGCTGGCCAAGCCGCTAGACTTAACCCACCCGGACGCAAATATGTTTGGGGCGTTTCCCTGTCCCTACTGTCAATCCATCTTTCGTTGGCCGAATCAGAAGAAACAACTCGTGTGTGATGATTGTGGTCTGGAACAACCGCTCGAATGAATACCATCGGAGTTGACTTTGAGACCTTCTATCACAAGAAGCTGAAATACGGCATCGAGTGGCAGGGCGTTTGGAAATACTGCGATGATGCGCGCTTCGACCCCTACCTGATTTCCGTTTACGACGGCTCCGAAGCTTGGGCCGGGCATCCTCGGGATTTTAACTGGAATTCTCTCGACGGTGCCCACCTTCTCTCACACAACGCTCAATTCGAGCGAACCGTTCACGCGGCGATGGTGCGCAAGAACCTTGCACCATCCTTGAACATCCCTAGATGGACTTGCACAGCTAACATGACTTCGTATCTGTGCAACCGAAGGGCGCTCGACAAGGCTACGGAATTTTTATTGGGGGTCAAGATTTCCAAGGAGGTTCGGGATTACGCGGACGGAAAACACTGGGCGGATATCGTCTCGGACGGACGCGCAGACGACATGCTGGCGTATGGCCGTTCCGACGTGGTGTATTGCCACGGGCTGTGGACCCGCTATGGACACCTCTGGCCGGAATGGGAACAAAGGGTCTCCGAGCTGACCATTCGGCAGGGCATGCGCGGGATTCAAATCAACGTTGAGCTGCTCAAGGAATACATCGTTGTCGCTACGCAGATGTTGCAAGCAACCGAGCGACTCTTACCGTGGATTGAGGAAGGCCGCGCGCCGACGAGCCCCAAGGCAATTGCAGAGGCTTGCCGCGCGGCGGATATTCCGTGTCCCCCGGTGCAGTCTCATTTTGAAGACGGGGCGGAGCGGATGATGCAGTGGGAAGCCGCGTATGGACCGCGCTTCCCGTGGGTCGTCAACGTGTCAAGCTGGCGGCAGATTAACAAGTTCCTCGACTCGCTGCAAACGATTTCAGAGAGGCTACAAGACGATGGGATTTTTGCTTTCGGGCTCAAGTATTTTGGAGCGCACACCGGGAGATGGTCCGGGGCGGAGGGGTTCAACATGCAGAATCTACGCAAGACCCCCTTGTATCGAGACGAGGCCGGGTTGTTGATTGTGGACCCCGCGCGGCTCAAGGAAATCGAGCGGGAGAAGGTGCTCCCATCTTACGTTACTTTTGCCCTCGATATTCGCAAGCTTTTTATTCCTCGTGCCGGGCGCAAGATGATTGTCTGTGATAGTTCGCAAATTGAGCCTCGCTGCCTCTCGTGGAGCGTCCAAGACCAAGCCAAGCTGGACATGTTGCGCGCGGGCAAGTCTCCGTATCAAGCGCACGCCGAATTAACGATGGGCTGGGACGGCGGAGACCTGAAAAAACTTATCGCCAGCGGACGCAAGGACCTCGCGGATTTTTATGCGCTGTCGAAGGCCCGAGAGCTTGGGCTGGGGTTCGGATGCGGATGGAAAAAATTTATCTTCATGGCGATGGACCTCGCGCAATATGACGTGACTAAGGACGACCCCGAAGTCACTCCGAAGCTTAGCAAGACCGGTGAACCATGTCTCGACAAGGAGGGGAACATCATCATGGAATCTGGATACGGATTCAACTCCAAGCGCATCGTCAAGGAGTGGCGCGCGGCAAACCCCTTGATTGCGGCGCGAGATTTCGACCACCCGGAAAATAACGGGCTCTGGGCGAGACTCGACGAAGCGTTCAAGGCTTCCTCCGGCCGGGATTTCGAGATTGAGTTACCATCCGGTCGGTGCCTGCGCTATGGTCAGGTGCGCCGCGAGTGCCGGACGGAGCAGGACGAGGATACCGGCGCGTTTGTGCGACGCTGGGTCACCACTGCAAATATCGGCGGGCGGCGATTCGTCATCTATGGCGGGAAGCTTACAGAGAACATGATTCAAGCTTTTGCGCGGGACGTGTTTGCGCAGCAATTACTGGAACTTGACAATACTCCGGGAATTGCTACCTTGTTCTCGTCACACGACGAAGCGATTTTGGAAGCCGACAACCATATCACCGAGGCCGACGTGCAAACCATCATGTCGAAAGCCCCCGACTGGGCACCCGGGCTGCCGGTTGCAGCCGAGGCAAAAGAAGTCCCCCACTATGTTAAATAAATGAATGCTATTGCTTACAAAACCAAAGACGGGCTTTATTGCATCGCCCCGGCCCCCTCTTTCAGCTCCCGTCACTACTCGTTGGACATTCCGTATTGCTCCATCCGCCGGGCGATTTATACCCGGTCTAGTTTGTGCTTTGCGGATGCCGACCCCCACGAGGTCTGTGAAGTCCTCACGCGAGAATACCGAAGAAATGGGGAAAGACACCAAGGCTTCCCAGTTTTTGAGGAAGTCTGATGTTTTTCCTTCGCAATCTTTCGTCCATCGACATCTCCCCCGGGTTACCGTGGGAATTCACCGCGCTGGACCGCGTTCCTGTGCAGGCCCTCGGCAAGGAGGGCAAAAAAGCGCGCACGGAATGGATAACGAATCCTAAGACAGACTTCCACGTTTACACGCTATTCGAGGGCGTGAATTCCAACCTGCGCGTCCGCGCGCCGGGTAACGACGGGGAAGGAAACCCCGCGCGAGTTTTGCACGGGCTACCGCTAGATTACGACTTCCCCCTTGCCGAGGCAGAAATTCTCGCCGGCATCGAACGTATGCCGCCCGACCTCCGACCGAACTGGCGGGAAACAACGCTCTCGGGAAATCTTCGCCTCCTATGGCTTTTTGCGTTTCCGGTAAATCTCCCCAGCCACGAGTTTGCAATCGAATTTCTGAAATCCCTCGACGCCGTTATCCCGTTCCGCAATCTCGCCGGCATCGACGAGTCCGCCCTCATTGCGCCGGAACGTCTATACACCAACGGCTGTCGTTGGCAGAAAATCAACCCGAATCCTTTTCCTCACGCGCTGCTAGCCGGCCACTTCATCAAGTTCTCTGATAAGTTCGATTGGAAGGGCGACAAGGACGCAACCCTCATCCCCCTCGATATCGTGGCTGAGCAGCTCCGACAAAAATTCCCGCGCTTCTCAGAATGGCCCGGGGATTTCGTGGAAGGCGCGCAGGGCCCTTCTTTTTGGATTGATGGGTCCGAGTCTCCGAAGTCCGCAATCGTTCGGCAGACCGGCATGCAGTCGATGGCGGCGCACCGGAGCAAGCCGTTTTACTTTTGGCCGGAACTAATCGGCGTGGAGTTTTGTAGCCGATACAAAACCGAGCAAATCGGGAAGGCCACCGACGGAATTTTTTACGACGAGAAGCAATACTATTCGCTGAATCAGGCCGGGGTTTGGTGCGCAGACCCAAAGGAGAATATCGTCGGACTCCTGAAAACCGAGCGCGGCCTTTCCGACCTCAAGCGCAAGGGCGAAACGACCTCGGAGATAGAAAGGGCCCTCGTGCATATCCAGCGTCGGAACCGCGTGCGCGTGGCTGCGCCGTTCGCCTTTTTCCCGGCCGGGCGAACCACTCTACTCGGAGAATCCGTCTTGAACACTCACACACGAAAAGCGATGACGCCCGCTGAAAAACCCGGTCCGTTTCCCTTCATCGATAAGTTTCTCCGCACTCTGTTTAACCCCGCCGAGCAATACGAATTTTTCATCTCGTGGCTGAGTTACTATTACAAGGCTTGCCACGCAAGGAGCCCCCGCTCCGGGCACGCATTATACATGTTCGGCGGCACCAGCGTAGGAAAAACCTTTTGCATGCGCGGAATCGTCGGCGGTCTCGTCGGCGGCTTCGCAGAACCGCAAGCTTTCTTCACGGGCGAGGACAGTTTTAACAGCGAGCTTTTTGACTACGCATTATGGTGCATCGACGACGGCTCCCTCAGCAAGAACTACGCGATGCACCACAAGGTTACAGAGACCATCAAACGCACCGTAGCTAACCCCACGATGCGCTGTCGCGGTCTCTATTCCAAGGGTGCAACGGTTAGTTGTCAACCAAGGATTTCTATCACGGGCAATCTCGACGAGGAGTCCAAGAAAAACCTCCCGGACATGGACATGTCACTCCGGGAAAAAATCATGGTGCTAAAAACTCACGAGCACGCGCAGGTGGAATTTCTGCCCTTCGATGAAATGACCGCGATGCTGGCCCGGGAGCTTCCATACTTTGCCCGATTTCTTCTGGACTGGGAAATTCCGCCGCAATGCAAGGCAACGGACCCGCGTTTCGGCGTGGCGAATTACCTCGAAAAGTCTCTCGTCGAATCCGCGAACCAGAACAGCATCTCTGGCGCGTTCAGCGAAATCCTCGACGAGTGGCAGACCATGTATTTTACGCAATACGAACCGGGAGCTGATAAGTGGGAGGGGACTTCGTTGCAACTCTACAAGTCGATTATGCAGGACCATACCCTCGTTGAGGCGATGCGTCCTTTCGGAGTTCAGAACGTCGGACGCATGTTGATTTCCCTCGCGAACAAGCACGTATTCAACATCTCAGTCTCCGGCGACGAAGGTCGGCGCATGTTTACCATCCCGAGAGATGTTTCTCGCTTCCCAAAAACAAAAAGCTTGATTGTTCCGGGGAACAGTGTAAAGTTCACAAAAGTATGACTCCCGAGAAAGAACTGGTCCTAATCATCAAAGGCGCAATCTCTGAATTGCCCGCCGCCCAACGCGAAGCTGTCGAAGAGTTGGCAGACCATATTCGCAGGGCGCTTGTGACAGCGGGAGACCCCGTCGCATCTATGGCCCTTGCCCTCGTCGGAGCAGAAGCAGCAGCCCGAGAGTGAGTATGTCTGAATACTACAAACCAACAGAAGATTTGAGATTTGAGCCGCTGAATGGCGAGGAAGAGCGGGCGCTTTTCGACGCCGCGCGCTCCGGCTGCGAACACGCGAAGGAATTCATTATCCGAAGCCATCTTCTGTTTGCCGCCAAAGAAGGACGCCGCTGGGCGCGCGGAGGACTGCCCGAGGACGAGGTGATATCCGCCGCGAACTTTGCGCTGATGAAAGCTTACGAGGCGTTCGACCACACGCGCGGGAACCGCTTCGCGTCGTTCCTGCGCCCTTTTATCCGGGGGAGAATCGCGGAACTCTGGCGGGCGCAGAACGTGGTCGGCGAACATCAACGGAAGTTCGTTGACAAGGAAGAACAGCCGGCCGGCAAGCTTCAAGAGCCGGTGGTTTATCAGGAGGTGGAAAGCGAGGACCACGCACGATTTCTGGAAAAGATGGTCAACGAGGCCAAGCAGGCGGTGCTGACGGAGAGGGAAAGAATCGTCCTCGACCAACACTTCGGGGCAGGCAAGGAAATGACGAAGATTGCGAAGCAACTCAAGTTAACCCGCGAGCGCATTCGGCAAATCAAGGAGTGCGCGCTGCGAAAGCTGAACCGGGAACTGACCTTGCGCATGAAACTTGCGGGGGTGCAGAGATGAGAATCCTCGCGCTCGATTTAGGAACGATGACCGGATGGGCCATCTCGGGATACCATTTCAGCGCCGTTTTTGCTGGGACGTGGGTTCTTGAAACCCCGCGCGGCATGCGCTACGCAAAAAAGCTGCGCATGGACCGGCGGCTAGACCCCCGGGTAATGGCGCTGGTGAATCACCTTGGGGAAGTGCATCGGAAAACCCCGCTTGATTACATCGTGTTTGAGGACGTGCGATTCGCGAGTTCGCAGGCTCAGGCCCACCTTTGGGCAAGCTTTCGCGGCGCGGTCTGGGCGTTCGCGCACCTAAACGGGATTCAGACGGAGTGCCTCGATACCGGCAAGCTGAAAATCTTCGCGACCGGCTCCGGTTCCGCAGACAAGCCGGCAATGTCGGCGGCGCTTGTGCGGCAATTCCCGGGCGTCTTCGCGCACGAAAAAGGGCTTGTGAAACACCGCGAAACGGGGACCTTATTGGGAGACGACGCAGTCGATGCCATCCACCTTTTGAATTGGGCTCAGTCCATCCTGAAATGAAACCGCAACCACTTCCCATACCCTCCCGCGAGTCTACAAGTCACGGACAACTAAACGCGCTGCTGTGCATCACCCAAGCGCTGCAACCCTACCTGATACTTCCGCCGCAGGAGAACATCCCCAAGGAGCCTCAACTCGACGGCGGCACCGTGGCGGCTGCCGCAACAACGTTTATCAAAACCTGCGCCAAGATTGACGAGCTGCTCGCGGATTTGTCCCGCTGGAATCTGGAAAGCCAAGACGCGCTTTACGACGCGCTGGTGAGGACGCAGGAACAACAACAGGCATTTTTGAAAGCCCAGACCGCCGCCGCAGAGTCGATAACGCGCCCATCTTTTCAGCTAAAGCCCGTGCTGGTGCTCGTCGATAACGGCTACGCGGCGGTATACGGGGACTTGACAACCGGCGCGTCAGTGGTAGGGTATGGGCTCACGCCGGAGCTTGCGTTTGCAGACTTTGATGCTGCGTGGCGTCGTCAGGCAATCGAGCAAAATGTGATTTCGCCAGTGGAGCAGCCCGCGCCTCCGCCGGCAGCGCCAGAAGTAAAACCAAAGCGAAAAAAGAAATGAATAAACCTTGGAGCAAATACGAGGACGAAACAATACGGACGTATTCAAATAACGCGCATGCCGCCAGTGTGCTCGGCCGCACAGAAGCGGCGATACGCGGGCGTCGGCAACGTCTCGGGCTCGTGAATCCAAAAAATCCAATCAACGAAAAGGAAGTTGTGTCGGAGACCAAGTTCCAACAGGAGAAAGAATCCACACCCTCAACTTTCGAGGAGGACCTCGACACGAGTCGAAACGAATACTGGAAGCACCAGTACAAGGCCCTCGAATCGAAATACAAGCAAGCCCTCAAGCAAACTTCCGTCGTTGAACAGCTCGTGGAGCGCGCGGCAGACCTCGCCCCGCTTTCTTATCAGTGCGCCGCCCCGGAAATCAAGCCCGTGCAACATTCCGGGAACCCGCAATCCGCTGTGTTGCTGTTATCAGATACGCACGTCGGCCAAATCGTCAAGCCGAGTCAAACGCTCGGGCTCGGGCTCTATAATTTCGAGGTGTTCCTTGCGAGGCTCAAATTCGTCGAGGATTCCGTTCGCAGCATCATCGGAGACCACACCACAACCGAAGTCCCGGAGCTGGTGGTTTGCCTCGGGGGCGATATGTTGCACGGCGCACTGAATCACAGCGCCGAAGCTGCTCAGCACACCACGCTGTTTTCACAATTTTACGGAGCCGGCCACGCACTCGCGCAGTTCCTTCGCAATCTCGCGCCGATTGTGCCGAAGATTCGCATCCAAACCGCCGTTGGAAACCACCCCCGATGGGGGCACCAACACAAGATGCCGACGCACAATCGCTACTCGAATCTTGACCACTTTCTTTACGCCTACGTGCAGGCGTTGACACGGGAGATTACGTCGATTGAATGGCAGCTCGACATGCAGCCGTTCAGTCTTTTCGACGTTCAGGGATTCCGCTTTCACCTCTCGCACGGGGACCACCTTCGCGGCGGAGACAAAGCGCTCGGGATTCCGAATCACGCCGTCGGCCGTATGGTTTCTGCCAACGTGCAGCTCTTCGGAAAGCACGATTTGCCGGCCCCGCACTACTACCTGACCGGGCACCTTCACCGCGATATCGCGTTGCCGCATGCACGCGGCAGTTTCATCGTCAACGGCGGGTTCGCCGGCATCGATGGATATTCGCTGACGGAGGGATTTTCGCCGGTTGACCCAACGCAGACATTTTTCCTCGTGCATCCGAAATACGGCAGGACCGCAACGTATCCGATTCAACTCAAGTTCGCCGAAGTGCAGGAACACCGCCCTTACACGATTCCCGAGGGATATGAAATCAACTAAACAAAAAAATGAAGTTATTCCACAAAAGCAAAGACGGGGGTCCAGAGTCCAACGTGACGGGCTACTGGCTTATCGAATGGAAATCGCTATTCAGCATTGCGCTGTTGCGGTTCAGCCACGGGACCCGGGAGTCCTTCCACAGCCACGCGTTCAACTGCGCGTCCTGGCTGTTGTCGGGACAACTCAACGAGGAATTCAAAAACGGCAACGGTCCGTATTTGATTCACAAGCCGGGATTCCGGCCAATCATTACGCGCCGGAATCATTTTCACCGCGTGTTCAGTGTGGGAACTTCGTGGGTCCTAACGTTTCGCGGACCGTGGTCAAAGACGTGGAACGAGTTTGACCCGCGCACGAACAAAACAATCACCTTGGCCCAGGGGCGGAAAGTGCTGCCCTCCTAAACTTATGTGGACCCGCGAAACTGCATTTCAATTCCTCGAACCGCTCGAAAAATTCCTCGCCGCGAACGGCTATCACTGCGCCCTCGGCGGCGGGGTGATGTATCGAGGTAATTCCGACAAAGACCTCGACGTTATTGTGTATCCTCACGACCGGGATAACTGCATCTTGGTGGACGTGCTTTGGGAGCGCCTGCACGGCTTTCTATCTCCGCTCAAGTCTTTCAAATCCAAAGGAAGCTCCCGCGACAGCAAAGACGTTCGTGTGTTTTACGTATTTCAAGGGCGCATCGATTTCTTTTTCCTGAAATAATCTCAGGAGCAAACCAACCAACCACGAAATGAACAAATACAAAACCCTACTGGCGCTGGCGTCCCTGCTGGCGGTTATTCCTCCGGTGCATGCCGGCGTGAAAGAAATCGGCTCCGTCAACGGGCTCCGCGTTGTCCGCATCAAGACGGCTGGCGTGTTCTGCCCTAGCACGACGACCATCGTGTGCTACGACCCGAACAAGCCGGGCACCATCGAAGGCGTCCTCAATTCAGCGGCAGGCCCCGGGTTCGTCCCGGCGGCTGCTAACGCAGGCGGTCTCGTCGGCGCAGCGGCGCTGTTGCGCCCGAACCACACGACAGTCAACAACGACGGAGGAAATTCTTCCGCGAATTCGTCGGCTTCTGGTTCCGGCAGCTCCACCACGACCGGCGGAAGCTCTGGCTGGATTCCGCCCGGACATCGCTAAAAGGCATTATGGACAATTTAACCGGCCCATTGACACTTCTTGTTTGCGTCCTAGCTTCCGCCATAATGGCACGCCTGTCGGTCCGTGAAATGATTCGAGACGAGGTGGAAAAAGAAGCCCGGCTCACTAAAAACGGAGAGAAGGACTACGGTTCTTTGGCAGACTGGGGGCTCTAAAATTCACTTCGACGGAGCGTGAACGCCCCATGACGGGGCGATTTTTTTACTTGACGGGGCGGTTTTCTGTAGTAAATTGATGGCGTCGGGCAAGTATCAGAGATGCCGCGAGCCGTCCTCGGAAGAGTGACCTGAGACTGAGATGGGCGCTGCGAACCCCCGACTGTCGGTTCAAAGGCGCACATGCCGGGAAACGTTCCCGGAATTAGGATAGGATATCTACTTGCGCGTTTACGGCTGGAAGCCGTCGCGTCACGGAGGATTGGGAGATGCTATCGAGGGACGTGTGCCCCTTTGAGCCGACACCAACTATAACAAAAACATGAGAACTGAACTTACTGACAAAGCCAGAGATTTCGCAGTGGAAGCCCACCGTGGACAATTTCGCAGAAACCGAACTACTCCCTATATTCTCCATCCAGCGCGCGTCGCAAAACACCTAGCTTCTAGGGGCGAGTCAGAAAACGTGGTTGCGGCAGCGTGGCTGCATGACGTTCTTGAAGACACACAGACCACCGAGATTTTCCTTCGGTCCGCTGGTTTCCCGGACCGGGTTATTCAAGCCGTCGTTGCCCTTTCCAAACGCAAGGGCGAGAATTACGACGAATATTTGTCCCGGGTGATGTTTGATGCCATCGCCCGCAAGGTTAAAATCGCCGATATCCTTGACAACATCTCGGATTCCCCTACCCCCGGCCAGATTTCTCGCTACGCCAAAGCCCTGAACTTCCTCGTCAACCACCCCGGGGCCAAAAATTCACCGATTCCCGAATAAAATTACTTGACAGACCGCCCCGGACCGTGTAATTTAACGCCATGAGCAAAACGAATCTCGTGGCAATTGAGGGAAATACTTACAGAGTCAGGGAACAACTCAAGGCACTCGGCGCGCGTTGGAACGGCGCAAACCGGTGCTGGATGATTTCGGCCGAGCGCGCGGACGAAGCCCGGGCTATCGTCATCGGCAAACCCGAACCCAAGCCGGCTGTCCAAAAGGCGGACACTAACTGGTCCGACGAACAGAAGGCGATTTTCGCGTGGTTTGCCTCGGGGACCGGCAATCTTATCGTGCAGGCGTATGCTGGCACCGGCAAAACCACCACCATCAAGGAGGCTTTCACGCACGCGCCCGAGGAGGGCCGGCTGCTTTACGCGGTGTTCAACAAGAAGAACCAGCGCGAGGCGCAGGAGAAAATCACAGACCCCCGCGTGGATGTTCGCACGCTGCACTCCCTCGGGTATTTCTTCATCAAGAACGTCTGGCGCGACGCGAAGCCGGATGACTTCGTGGAAACGGACCGCCTCGTCGCCATTGACCCGACCCTGCCCGAGGAGGTTTCCTCGCAGGTGCTCAAGCTCGTCGGATTCTGCAAAAACCTCACGACCGGGATTCCTGAACTGAACGCCGTCCTCGAAATTGCCGACGCGCGCAACATCTCCGTGCCCGATGACATGGAGCGCGATTTTCCCCCGGCCCGAGTTGCGTCCCTCGCGATTGAAGTGCTCAAGCAATCGCTGATTAAGGACCGCTCTGGCCGGGTTTCTTTCAACGACATGGTGTGGTTGCCCGTCGCCGCCGGCTGGGTGAAGCCGACCTTTTCGCTCGTGGTGGTTGACGAGGCCCAAGACATGAACATGCCCCAGCTCATGATGGCGGAGCGCGCGTGTAAACGACGAGGGCCAAAAAGGTGCTCGTCCGCGCGTGCGGAAAGGCGGGTGCAGAATGAGAAATATCGACATTGCGAAAACCTACATCAAGCACGGAGAAGACTGGTTCTTCGTGTCCACCATCAATCGGGAGTCCTCTGCGGCGATTATTCCGTCATCGTGGTATGCCGAAACGATTGTTTGGAGCACCAATGTTGCCGGGGAGAGGCAGGAACTTCTTTGGCAGGGCGACGCCTATTTCGACAGCATCAAGACTCACCAGCGCGTTGTCGAGGCGCTACACGCTAAGGGTGCGGAGGGACTTAAAGGACCGGACGACGAATGAAAACCCCTGCTCACAACCACCAGTTTGAAGTGGTGTGGCGAGGTCGCTGGTATCGACTGGGGTCTTTTTCAGACCACATCAGGCACAAAGTTGACCCAACCGGACCGGTGCGGATACTTTTCGACAAGTTATATAATCGGACTCTCGCGCCGGCTAAAGAAATCCACATTCCCTCAAACCCATTACCAAGATGACTAAGAAAGCTCTTATCTCCCGTCTCGAAACGTTGCAAGGTGATTATCGGAAGCGAAGTCGGGAGTATTCCCGCGAAGCCGTTTTTCAACGAAAAACCTCACACCCGTTCGAGGCGAACCGGTATGAAGGAGTCGCGATGGCGAGCCGGTGGGTCGCCGAGGATTTGGAAGAACTCCTCGACTCGGTTAGAGGATAGTCCGGCTCGGGTCGTTCGGCACCTTGTCGTTCGCGCGGTCGAGGGCCTTCTGGCGCTCCGCCTCTTCATCGATGGCGTAGTTGAAGGGAGACGACGGCGCGGGATTCGGATGAACGGCTGTCGGAGTTTCGGGCTGGAGTTTGTTGTTTCGTTCTGGCATAGGTCAAATAACGTTTTTTAATACGGAGTTCAAGATTCTCCCGCTGCCGGGAACTGCGCCCGAAGTAGGGGAACCAATCTGCAAGTTTGCCGCCCGCTTCGTCGCGAGGGATTTCTGTGCCGCACTCGACGGAGGGCTGCCGGCAGCAACTGGAGCGCCGGGCAAAGTAGACGGCGGCTGGCCGGAAATCGCACTCTCCGCGCCCTGTTTCACCGCATCGTATTTCGGGATATCCTTCGTCAGCGTTCCGGCCTTGTCGCGTTTCTTCAACTCGTCTTGGGCCACGAATGCCGAATTATACAACACTGTGGTTTTCCCGTCGGTGCTCTTGTAGAATCCAATCCCAGACTCCTCAAGCGGCTTGACGTTCTGCACCACGACCTGAATCTCCGGGTCCTTACGCCCGGTTTCCGCCCAGACGGCCGGCGGCGCGCCGTTCAGGATTCCCAGCATGACGGGTAATTCCAAGACCGCGTCAGGGATTCCGGCGGTTGATTCTGAGTTCGCGGGGGGCTCCTGCGGAGAGGCGAGGATATCGGTCTCGGTCGGCAGGGAGTTGTTAACGGGTTCGGCCATACATTAAGGTCCAGTTTTTTGCTCGCCGGTCAAGGAAAGCGTTTCGTCCTCTTGCGGGTCGGCTGGCGGAAGTATCGCCCGCGCGCCCGAGAGTAAGAGTTCCATTTCCTCGGGGGATAGCCCGAGGTCTTCGAGTTCAATTGCCTTTTTCGGGGACATAAGAGGTCTCCTGTTTGAAAGTGATTCGTTGGTTGCCCGGGGAGTCTGCCGGCACGATGCGCGCGTCGGTGAATCCCTCGGATTCGATGAAAGATTGTGCTTCCGCCCGGGTATCAAAAATAGCCGGCTTCGTCCCGCCGATGAATTCGGTAGCCCAATAGCCCCTCGTCGTGGGGCCGATTCGAGACGGGCGCTCCACGCGAACACGAGCGCGCGGTTGTATTTCTCCCGGCAAAAATTGCGTTAACTTTTTCACACCAGCAATTTCGCCCGTTTTCGGCGCAACCGCAACTTTTTTCTTTTGGATTTTCGGCTCCTCTTTTAGCTGGAATTTCCCCGGGCCGACCTTCTCCGTTTTGGCGAAGAACGTGTTGAAATCCGACTTCTCGGCCGCAGCGACGTTCTCTCCTTTCAGCCAGCCCTGTTTTTGCCAGTGGTCCTTTTCCGCGAACCACAAAATTGCTTGCAGCGCATCCGGCTGGATTCCCACCTTTTCGGCGGCATGACGAAAAGCCTTCTGGCCGAACTCAAAATCGGCGTCAGTAACACCGGTCTCGCTCTCGGGGAGAATTCTCCATCGCTTGCCGGGTTGCTCTGCGCCCATGCGATGTAACGCACGAGCTGCCCAGATATCAATCGTCGCCTCGAACGTGTCGCCGGTAAGGTTGCCCATGAAGTTCGGAGTCTTCGGTCCGACAACTTCCTCAAGCCAGCTACCGTCGAGAACACGCAGCAAAGGCTTACTGTGCATGCCGTATCGTAGCGGCTTGCCCTCGGGATTTTTCTCCGAACGATAGGGGGTCAGCTCATTCTTCTCAATCCACCAGTTCAGGAAATGTCCGCGAGTTGCCTGCTTGACTTTCGGCCCGGTTAATTTCTTGCCCGTGTCGTCGAGATATTCTTGAATATCGCCAGTTGCCCACTTCTGTTTCCCCTCGCGATATTTTTTGAGGATATCATCGAACGCACCCGCCTTGAACTGATTGTAGGCGTCGAGTGCGTATTTGAAATTCTGTTTTACATCCGTCTGCGGAGACGTTGCGCCGAGCAGCTCCGCAAAAAGCTTGCTGTCGTCGCCGAAAAGTTCCACCAGTTTTTTGCGCGCGAGCGAATACCACGTAACGCCGGACGAGATTTCCGGGATATCCTTGATGCTGTTGTAATACTCCGCCAGCTTGTCGCCAAGCGCGGTAGCAGCCGCTTCGGTTGCCGCCTTACCTTCTTTTCCCTTGGACGCTTGCTTCGCTAGCTGTGTATCCGCAAAGTTGTAAACCTCAAGCTGACGACCGAGCTGCCCGCCATAAACAACCTTCGGCGAGCCGTCGTCGTTATACACGAACTGCGGAATTTTCGCCTCGGGGAATTTGATTTCCGCGTTGTCTTGGACTTCCTTGATGAAGGCTTTTTGTTCCTTCGGCGTCATTTCTGCAACCGGCAGGAACGCCCCTCGCAAAGACTCAACCCCCTCAGAAATTTTCCCTGCACGTTCGGCACCCTCCACGTCGAACAAACTCGTGCGGAACGAATCCACGACTTGTCCCTTGTCATTCAGCAGTGAAACCGAAAGCCGGTCGATGCTGTCCTCTTGGTCTAGGAGTTGGTCAAGGATAGCTTTGCGCTGTTTCCCCCAGTGCTTCGCATTCACCTCGACGTGCGCTTCTCCCGTGCCCGACTCGTAACGGATGCGCGAAAACCCGGCGTTGAGTGCCGCTAGGCGTTCCTCCACGTCAGGGCTATCAGAAAACTTCGTGCCGAATTTCTTGTTGAGGTTCGTCGAGTTCTCGGCGAGGTATTGTTCGTGATACGATTGCGACAGCGGGACAAATTCCTTGTTCGGCAGCACCCATCCAGTGAGCTTCGTTTCCGTTTTCTTGGGTTCAACGTTGTATTTCGAGAAGTCCACCTTCTCCAAATCCCGCTTCGGCTTGCGCGGGAGGAACTCCGGCTCTTGACCGGGGATGTTCGGCTTTTCGATAATAACTTCCCCGTCGTAAGTAACCGACTTGTTAGCGCGAAACGCGATATCCTCGGCTGTCTGTCGTGCGATTCGACTCAGCTCCGCCGTTCCGTTTAGGTAGACCTTGTTGAGAGTATCATTCACTCCTCGAATCCAGCCGGAGGATTCCATCTGGTCGTAAATCTGGGCGGCATCCGAACCGGAAGGAACTCCGCCTAGGTCGCGCGCAGCTTCGACATGTCCTTCGGGGGCGAGCAACACCTTGCCGGTTTCTGCGTTCAGCCAAAATTGCGGCGTCGTTCCTTTCGTTCGGATGAAATCTGCACTCATCGCAGAGATTCGTCCCTGTTCAGGGGTTTCCAGATACCGAGGAAGTTCTTCCACCGGCTCTGCTTTCCTGCGAGGCAAAAACTCCACGCCCTCGCTGGGGAACGGCGGCTTGTAATCCGGGTTTACGTATTTCCGAATCATCCCCGTCTTGCCGCCCTCTCCGGTCGCTGCCTCGATTGCCTCTTGGAAGAACTGGGCCTTGATGGAGCTGGCCCCGGCTGCGTCTATATCTCCCTTCGCGATGTCCTCTTTGAAGGTTGCGCGCTGCTCTCTTGCAAGCTCTCGGAGAGTTTCAATATCAGCGAGAGATTTAACATTCTCCCCGATTTCATATGCCTTAAGAGTGAGGCTTTTTCCCCACTCTTTAATTTTGGCTTGAAACCCCGGCACGTCGAGGTTTCGTAAGTCGTCCCCGATTTGTTGAATTGACTGTTCATTGGGTAAAAATCCGCCGCGAATCACGTCCGTAACCGGGGCTTTGAAATTCAGGTCCGTCCTAGGCTTCACGCTCGCGATATCTTTCGCGCGGATACGCTCCGTCACGTCGAGAAGTTCTCGCACGCTGACTCCCCGCGCGGACAGCTCGTTTCGCAGCGGGTTGACCTCTTTGAGGGACCGGCCCGGAAAAGATTTGAAAGCCTGCTTGCCGACGTTGCGCGGCTTGATAACGGACGGCGTTAACAGTTCGCGCTTGTTCAGCTCCGCGAGAATCTGGCCCTTGACGTTGCCGGGAGTCTTCCCGCGAATTTCGCGCGCGGTCTCCGGCGTTGCGAGTCCCTGCACGAGGTTCGCGAAGTTCGCGACCTCCGGCGTTAGCTGCGTCGGAACGTAATCCTTATTCTCGGCCGGAATGGAAAGCTCGCCCTCCGTCGGCCGGGTCAACCGTTGCCCATCACCGCGAAAACCGTTTGCTTGATTTTCGGTATACGCCTGCACATCTGCCAAAGCTTTTCGCCACGCGGCGTCGGTCAGCTTGCCGTTGACGACCTCGTAAGGTAAAAGCGACTCCGCTTTCTTTTCGGACGCGAGTTTCGCAATCTGGTGGAGGTTTGAAATCACCTTGTCGGACGACATGGCGATAAGAGTCGGGGTGCCGCCCTGCTCTGTCCACCGCACTGGCACAAAGGTTTTCTGGTGAAGGTTGACGATGTCTGCCGGGGCGTTAGCCCGATTTTCGACGCGTAATCGTTCCAGCTCCGCGTATCCGGCGGCTTGCGCGCCGCGCCGGGGCGTGCGGCCTGTCGGTGCTGCCGGGGTGCCTGTATCCGCAATCCCGAGATGCTCGATTTCGAGGACCGGGTTGCCAGCTTCCATCTGGGCGGAGATAGCGTTTACACGCTCAGTGACGGTCGGGTCGGCGTCCTTGGCAGCGAGTGCCTTGGCTTCCGTAACGCCCGTTTCTGCCGCGCGCTGCGCTAGGGCGTCCTGCTGGGCCTTGGTGACGCGTATATTGCGCGCTGGCGGAGCCGGGGCGGCGCTGGGGGGCGTTGGAGCGGCGGGAGCGGCTGCCGGCGGCGTGGGGGCGGCGGGCTGCGATTCTGGGGCATTGGCTAACAGCTCCCGAGCAGCACCTTCAAACTGAGCCCGTAATTTCTGGGTCAACGGCACGTTCAGGTCAGGGCTGGTGCGCCCTTGTGTCACGTCCGCGCCGAGGACTTCCCCCACCTGCGCGAGGACGCTTCCGACGGAGCGTAGGAATCCCGCCGGGGCCTTAAGCTGGCTCACCGGCACGTTGTTGAACACCGCGTTGAAATTCTCGGCAATCAGCTCGTCAATGAACTTGGCTTCCGAAATCGGGCTGCCAAGTCGAGATTCGTATTGCGCCTTGAGCTGCGCGAGCTGGTCCGGTGCATAGTTCGCGCGCACGGATTCCGCGAGCGCGTTTTTCGTCTGGTCCGGGAGCAGCGCATACGTGAGGTGCCCGGACTCGTGCCAGAGAGCGTTGGAATCTGCATTCAGCAGGACCACCTTGCGCCCGTCCGGCCGTTCAAAATCGAAATAGCCTTGGGCGTCAATTTTCCCTTGGATGCCCGCGAGTTCGTCGGCTGTTGGGGTTCGCCCGAGCTGCTCCGTTAGCTGCCCAATGATTTGGTTTGCAAAGGTCGTCTTGTCTACCGAGTAAATCTCACCGCCGAGCGGGCGAAAAATCTCCCGGGCGGTAGTCACATCTCCCTGCTCGTTGACGGAGCGCTTTACTAAGTTGGCCTTGTGCGCGGCGTCGAGAGTTGCATCGACACCGTAGTCAGGGCTGTTGACCGGCTCGAACTTCGTCGAGTGCGGGTCGAAAAAGGTTTTCGCCGCCAGCTCTCCGCCGACGCGCGCGACTCCGTGAACCCCGCCGCCGACTGCGCCGAGCCCGAGACCGCCGCCGAGAATTGCGCCGGCCTGTTCCGAGCCTTCCGCTGCGGCTGCAAGAGGCAAAGACACCCCTGCGCCGATAGCTGCGCCCTTGAGCGGGCTGGTGAACAACGGGGCCGCAAGCCGCGTTCCTTCGACAATACTGGCGAGCGCAGGGGACAGCGGGGCCTTGCCCGAGACTTGCTGCCCAAAATTCTGGATTGCCTCGCCGGCCCGAGCGAGTTTCGGCGCGAGACGTTCGCCCGCATAAATTCCGGCAATCGTGCCGAAGGGCCCGCCCTTGACGGTTCCCACCACCGCGCCGGTTGTCGGGGCAGTTTTCCCCGCGAGCGAAACTGCCCTGCCTGCGACTTCAATCGGCTTGCCGACGACCGCTCGCGCCGACGGGAGAGATTCAAGCACGGGCTTGATTGCAGTCCCAAGTTTGTCCGCTAGTTTGATTCCGGCTTGCACGGACGGAACCGTGGCGAGGACCTTCCCGCCCTTGCCGATGAGATTGAATCCAAGCTTGCCGACGCCGCCGGTAGCGACAAGCGTCAAAGGGTCCACCAGAGACATGTTCTCGATGGCACTGGGGTCGAGGGTGATTCCCTCCTTCGCGAGTTCGTCCGCGTCGAGTCCGACGCCGCGCAGCAATTCGCCCCGGCCTTCGGTAGTTTCCCGAAGCTTGGTTTGAAAAGCTGCATCGGTGGAAAGCTCTTGTAGCAACTCTTGGTCGGTTTGTTCCTCTACGGACTTCCCGAAAATTTTCCTCGCCCCGGCCCTTGCGAGGTCTGCGATTCCAGTAGCCGAAGTTTCAGTTGCGGCAAGTGCCTTGGCTTGGGCCTCGGTGGATTGCCGGAGCCCTTCCGTCTGCAACTCCCGTTTCACCTGCGGGGATTCAAAAGACCCGAGAATAGTATTCGCGAGGTCCTGCAATCCCGTTAACACAAAAAGATTTGAGGCGGTCTGATACGCGCCTTGGGCGAACTTTCCGACTGTTGGGATGGCGGACTTAGCCGCCGCCTTTAATGTTTCGCCGACTTGAATTCCCTCCGCGCGACGGGAGCGGTAAGCCGCTAGAAGTTTTCGTAGACTCTCTGGGTTGCTAGCAATGTTGGGATTGCTCGCAAAAAAGTCTGTGGGGTTGAACTCTTTGTCGGCGGCGAGTTCTTCTGGGGTTTTAGTGGCGATGTCCTCGGTCGAAAATAACTTCGTAAAAGGCTGATTCGCATTGAAGGCGGCTCTGGGAGTTCCTGACGACGTTGTCGCGTCGGGAATCACCTCGAAAGGTTGGTCGGGATTAAACGCCGGCTTTGCGGGGACTGCTGACGCCGCCGGAGTAGCCGACTCCGTCACCTGAGTAAAGGGCAGGCTAGGATTAAACTGGGGCGGCAGCGCCGGCAATGGATAGTCGGCCATAGATTATCGAGCGCCCTTACTAAGATTCTCCGCTGCAAACAGCGGTTGAAAATTGGAAAAGTGAAAGCACTCACGCTGCTGTTCTGGGTCAGTCAAGTCAAACTTGGCGCAAGGTTTTATGTGGTCGAGGTGCCAGACCGGCCCGTGGTTTTCCCATGACATGCCGGGACGAAATTGCTTTTCAATATGCTGCCGGAATTCAGGCAGCGGGCAACCGAGAAGTTTTTTCGCCGAGCAGGCGCGGCTGTCCCGGTTTACCAGTTGTGAGAGTCGTTTTCGGAGGCGAAGCATCAGCTTATATTCGGGGTCGGTTCTCCGGCGGTTAAGGAAATACAACCGGATTTTTTCCCGATTTTCCTTCCGGTAACGTGTGGCATACTCCTCCCGCTTCTCTGAATTGTTTGCCACGTATCTACGAGTCTGCTCAAGTAATTTTTCCCGATTGTTCAGATACCGAACGCGGTCCTTTTCCTTTTTGCACGCCCGACAATACCCAACAAAATGCCCTGAATATGGGCCAGACAACCGACGGCTTGAATTCTCGTCGGTCTGAACCTCTTTGCAGTATGGACAAGTCTGCATAGAATTATTCCGGGACGTATCGATTTCCATCCCAACGATACGTGGTTCCATTTTGCACTACCCGCTGCGTTCCTGCCGAGGGTGGTGCCACAGAGCCAGTCGCGGGTTGATTAGAAGAAGACGGACCCGCCTTCCTTGTTCTACTGTTCGCGCGGTTAATAAGGTCTACGTCCTGCTGAGGGACAATCGAGCCCACCGGGGCCCCTAACCGACTCTCGGTTTCAACAAACTGTTCGATGGTAGGGATTGCAGATTGAACCTGTCCGAGGTAAACCTCTTCCGACGCCTCCGCCAATTTAATGCGTTGTTCGGGGGTTAGCCTCAATCCCTTGACGACTTTGTTCCAATAATTACGAATTGTTTCTGGGACGCCCCTCGCGTTTTCAGAAGTAGCATACTCCCCCTCACGAACTGTAGACCCGGGGTCCAAAATCTTGAGCCAGCTAAAAATTGCTGCTTGGTCGTTTTGTGGCGTGCTTGGCTTATTCGGGTCTAGCACGTTTGATAATTTGAAAAACGCAGACTGAACTTTTCGTAAATCTTGGATTTCTTGTTTTGTGCCGTATGCAGAATTCGTTACGCGAACCTCAGACTCTAGTTTCGCTCCGGCCTCGCCAGCTTGTTTCGCCTGCGCTTCAATCACGCCGGGAATCGCCTTGATGCGCGCCGCCTCGATAGCCTGATTACGCGCCAAGTCAGTTACGTCCTGTTTCAGCCGGTTAAAATATTCCGGCGTGCCTTTGAAAATCGTCAACGGCCGGGACTTGACCTCGTTCACGTATCGCTGATACGCCGCCTGCACCTCGGGGCGGTTCAGGTTGTCAGCCGCGTTAGTGCCGGCAGGATGTTGACCGCCTTGATTAAGAAACCATTCATCAATCGGAGCAGGAGTATTCGTAGCCGCCTCCGGGTCGGTGACGGTGAGGCGCTCCGGCGGAGGGGCTCCGTTTGCGGCTGTCCACGCGTCGAGGATTTGGTCAGTCGTGAGCTGCGCGACGGTTCGCAATCGCGTGTCAACATCCGGGCTGGCGAGTCCTGTAGTGATTTCAGCAGCTTTTGCACGCTGCAAATCGGAGGCTGCTGATTCCGCTTCGGTAGGAAGCGCACGGATGGCAGCTTCGGTCTGTCCAACAGCGAGGGCTTGTCGTCGAGGTTGAATATTGATTTCATTTTCGAGTGCTCCGGTCTGTGCTCGCCGCGCGAGTGGGCGGATATTGCGGAGGTCTTCGAGATTCTGTTTTTGCGCTTCTGCCTCGACGGGCAAGGAAAGACCTCGACGAGTGAAGTCGTCCACCGTCAAGAAACCTTGACGGAATGCCTGCATCAAATCGCCAACAGCCGGCGTGATGTTGCCCTCGCCGATTGCTGCGATGTTTTGGGTATTTAACCCGCCCGCTCTGTCGGATGCTAAAGCCATATATTAATATCGAACCCCGTATTGAGAATACTGCGGGTTCTGCAAAATGCTTTGCGAAAGTCGAGTGTAGTCGATGAGCGGTTGCTGCCCGAGTTGGTATCCTGCCTGCATTCCGCCGGCCCCGCCAACTGCGCCAACTGTTCCGCCGCCTGCTCCGACGCTGCCGACAGCGGGAGTCGCCATCGAACCGATTCCAGCCGTCGCAAGCCCCGTGCCCGCGCCGATGAGGCTAGCCGTAAATTGTCCCTGCGCCGCCGCTTGTCCGGCCGCAACTTGCCCGCGTTGGCCGAGCAGGTTCGCCTTGCCCTTGGTGCGCGCGATTTCGATATCGGTTGCCTGCAACCCGGAGAGCCCGCTCTCAGGCAGCAAAGCCTCGGAAAGCTGTAACCCCGCGCCGGCACGCTGAATTTCCGCCGCTTCTTTTGCAGCGACGGATGGGAAAATGTTGGCCAGCAAAGTCTGCCGGCTACGCGCGAGCGCGTCCGCCGTGCTGGCGAGTGCCGCGCCTTCCTGCGCACGTTGCGACTTGAGGGCGAGACCCGCTCCGCCGAGAAGTCGTGCGGTCGTTCCGCCGATTGCGCGCTCCCCCGTGCCGATGCCCGCCTGAGCGCCGGTGGTAAGACCAGAGCGAACAAGCTCCGCCTGAAATTCGGGAGGCAGTGACGCGCCTGCGTCGAAATCTTCTTGGGCCCGCTGGATGATAGAACTCTTGAGCCTCTCCATCCGTTCATCCGGCGCGATGCTTTCCTTGAAAAGCTGATTCGCGACTTGACTGGTCTGCCGGGATTCCACCGGCTGCCGCGCGAGCTTGAGCAATTGCTCCTTGCTGTATTGACGCAAGTCTGCAATCTCCGGGTCGATTTCCTTTTGGAGGTCGAGACGATTGCGAGCGCGTTCCTCGTCGAATTGAATCGCGAGGCGATTGAGAGCGCCGGGGTCCAGCTTCCGGCGCAACAGCTCCTCTTGCCTGCCGATAGCTTTCTTTTGAGCCGACGCGGCTTTGTCGGATGCACGTTTTTGCGCGTATGCGGCACCCGCCGCACCCACTGCAATGACCGCTGCTGTCGTTATGACCGCCAAGGTATACCTCCCATATTAAATTTCTTTACCAAAAGTTTTCTCTACCGGTCGGTAGCCACGTCGCAGGTAAATTCCGTCCAGCAATTCTATCTGCGGAGTTTCCAGCCTCGCCATAAGAATTTTCTTACAGCCCCGCAACGCTGCCTCCGCCTCAAACGCATCGAAAAGTTTCCCAGCTAACTTCGCGCCGCGATACTCCGGCAGCACATACCAAAAGGACTCGCTCGCGGTCAGTAGCCCCGAGAAGCAGTCGGGAACGAACGCGCAACCCAAAATCGCAACCGCCCGGTTCTCGTGGTAAATCACGAACAGCGCGCCGATTTCCGTATCGAGCAAAGGGCCCCAATACTTGTCGAACGCTTCGTAGTTGAACCCGCCGGGGTGGTTCACCTCTTTGGCGAACGCGTGCCCAATCTCTTCAACGTCCCGGAGATTAACGCGAGTAATTTTTTCGATGGGGTCTAGGTGCATGGGGTAAAAAAGGAGCAGAACACGAGCCGCCCGTTTTCAGGAGTCGTCCCGAAAGCCTTGAACGGAAATCTTGAGTGGAACGCGGCGGTTGGATAAGTGATGGCTCTGTTATACCGCATCTCAGCGAGATGCGTTTGCTCCCACGCCGAAACATCGTCCCAGTCTTTTGTCAGGCCCTCCCAAACTCGCTTCGGGTTCTTCCCCCGCCGAAGGATTTCTTCCTTGGTCGGCCAAGCAGTGAAACCCGTCTTGCGGTGACGCCAGAAGGCCGTTCCGCCGGAGCAGTCCTCCGGCTTGCTGAGATACAGCACCAGCGCGCACTTGTCGTATTGAGCATCGGAGTGAATCGCGCTGTTGGGGCTCTCGTCGCCGAAATTCAGGCGAAAGACTGAGTATCTCTGTTCGATTGGGGCCCCCACCCACTCTTCGATTTCGGATTTGAAAAGATATCGGGCGGCGACGGCGACGCGCTTATATAACTGCCCGTCCGGCCCCGTGATGTCCTGAAAAGGCATGTCCGGCATTAGGGCTCGAATCGCCCCCGGGTCTCGGAGGAAATCATCTTTCACAATGTAGGGCGGCGTCATCTAGTAAAGGTCCCCGAAACAGGAACCAAGTCAAGCCGTTACAGCTTATAAAGGGTCCAGAGCCAGAGCGATTGGGGCTCGTTGTCGTGAGGCTGAGCAGCAGTAGTATACGCCTCGGCGTCCGCCTTATCGTATTGCTTTGCCGTAATCAGCGTAGCGCCCGTGGTTCCATTGCCTGCGGTGCCCGCTACTGGGTCGCCCGCGATGTCTTGGCCGATTCCCTGCTGGGGGTTCGACCGAAAGTGATTCGGCGGAACCGGTGTGGGAATCTCCATGTCGTCCCCGTCGTCGATTCGGTGAATCCGAAAACGCTGGTCCGGCGCGTTGGCGAACATGTGCCCGATTTCGTGCGTGTGCTGCTCAACCTGCCGCGAGTTCAGCGTGACGTTTTGCGAACCCGACTGCTCGCCGGCAGCCTTGCCGGAGATGCCGGACTGCGTGGATAACGCCGAGACCGGGCTGGTGCCGGGGTCCTTGGACGCCATGCCGAGAAATCGGCCGCGCTGCGATTCGTCGTCTCGCCCGAGCACGTCCCAGCCCGGGTTGTGCCGGAGTGCCTCCGTCAAAATAGTGTGCGTGACGTGCTTCACGTCGCCGGGTGAACCTGCAACCGTGCGCCAAGTGCCGCGCTCCCAGCGAATCAGCACGTTGATATCCGTGTCGAAATAATTTTCGAGGTCAACGGGTTCGGTGGGGCGGTTCGCCGTCGGGCCGGAGTGCGTGATGTTTGCGGACGCCTGCCACTCGGCCCCGTCCCACGCATATAGACCGACAATTCGGTTTTGCGAGGTTCGGAGCCAGACGAGCGGGTCGTCCGGTCCCGGCGTGCCGGGATTCGCATCTTGGGCAAAGAACAACGGAAGCTGCGACGCGGAAATGTCCTGCGGAATGTAGCGCCCTGCGGACGCACTAAATACCCACCACTGCGTTCCGTTTTTCAACCACGGGCCAACATTAGAAGAGGGCTCCACTTCGCCGATGACAAAGAAGTTGGTTCCGACGGGACTCAGGATTGCCAATCGGCGCACCATCTCCTCGAAAAATTCTTGGACAGTTCCTTGGAAATCTTGGGGGAGCGGGGCAGCTCGTAAAACCAAATTCGTGCGGTTCAGGGACATACTAGATTTACTTTCTCTGCAATGCGCTTATCTGCATTGCGGTTTTTTGTTCGGACTCTGTGACAATTAGAGCAAACCAACTGGCACTTATCAATTTCTTGGCGTAGCTCCTCCAATGGTCGGCAAGTCGCCTGACCGATGGTAAATTTCTTATCCCTTAGGTGGTCGAAATCCATGCACTCGGGGGGAAACATTCCGCCGCAATCATAGCAAGGACGTTCGGCTTTAATGAAATGAATCAGTCGATAAAACCGCTCTTCTCGCCGGTTTATTCCCGCCAGATATTTTTCTCGGTTGTCTTGATTCCATTTTGAGGTTCTCTTACACTGACACTTTCGGCAAGTGGAAGATAATTTCCCCCGCATGGATTTCTTGGCCGAGCTTACAGGATACCGATAAGTATTCTCGTCGGTTTTCGTCACGCCGCATTTTGTGCAGTTCGGATTGATTGGATTTACATTCATGGTATTGTAACGGGCCCGATTAGGGGAGAAGGAAACGTTTCTCCGTAGTCCGGCTCTAAACCTGTTACTTTAAACCAATATTCGCCCGGTGTCAAGGAAGAAAAAACATCAAAGTGCGGGTCAACCAAGTTCGCCGTCAGTAACGAAAACGGTCCGCCCTCTGCCGTTGCGTAATACACCACGAACGCGTCGATATACGAGCGCGTGCTCCACGACAGGAAATTCCCGTCCATGAAAATCGTCTCCGGGCCGGCGAGTCGGTTCGTCTGCTCAACCTCCAGCGTGGCGGAAATTGCGCCGCCCGAGCCGGAACTCGACGCGAACATCTCGCACACCAGCGGCGAGAAGTAGTTAATCGACAACGCGCGACGAGTGACGCCGACGAAACTAGCAAATTCTCTCACAGCGCTCCCTCCGGCAGGCTGACGATAGCCGGCAGCTCTTCCTCAAGCCGTTTCGCGGCTTTCCTCGTCGCGATGCGCATCGCAACCTTGTCAGCGGTTGCTTGCGAAATCGTGCTCTCGGCTTCCCCGATGCCGGTCTCGATAAATCCGTCCTGCGTCAGCGTGACGGATTGGTTCGACCGGAAAATTTCAATCTCAGCAGCAAGACGGTCGGCGGCTTCGAGAAACTCCAACGAGGAATCCCCCGCGCCGTCGAATCGAACGAGCTTTTGTTCAGCTTCGTCTTCCTCGCACGCACCGCCGAGCTTTTCTCCCTCTACCGGGTCGGTATAAGTCAGCACTGCGTTCACCGCGCCGGGGCCGGAGACCACAATCAAAAGCTGGAAGGACTCGTCCATGAATTCGGCCTTGGCATCCTCCACCCCGCAGGAAGTCAGCGTCTCGTTCGTCCAGATTTCTTTCGCGTCTTGGGTCTTCAACTCTCGCGATTGCTTTTTCAACGCGTAGAGAATGTCGTCAGCCGTAATCACGTCGAGTGCGCGCAACATCCCCGCCGTCGCATTGATTCGCTTGGTGAGGATGCGCTTGTAGCGACCCCGCTGCCCACCTGCCCAGAACACAGCAACGTCGATGGTGCCGAGCAGCTCGCTCATGAAAACCTTGGCGAAACGAAACTGCTTTTTGACGGTAGGGTCCTGATTAAAGTAAGCCCGGGTTTCGAGATACCACGTAATGTGGCACCCGTCATCGAGGCGGTCGGGAGTGAACTCCTCCCACAGACGAACCAGCCCGTCGTAATCTTGAGAAAATGCAAAGACCGCGTTGGTGTCGTTCACCTGACCAACCAGCCAAGTAATCGGCCTCGTGCCCGTCCAAAAGCTGTTCCAAGCCGGCGGAGCCATCGCATTCAGGGTTTGATACGCCCCGGTATCCATCACCCACGTATGCCGGTTGTAAATATCCGAGTGCGGAACGCTGACGAGAAGGTAGTTTTCCACAGACGCTATAGCGACGCCGCCGAGGTCTTCGGAGAGCTGGCCCTTGCTGTCATTCATGTCGGAATCACGATACGGAAGGGATGCGGTGATGAAATTAAGCCCGGCTGCGTCGAACGAAACGAGCCCAAACTCAGACCACCACCACAACATCCCGTAATGCGCCTGCACGGACCGATTCGAGGTGCATCCGATGCTGGAAAGAACGACTTGCTGAAAATCCCGGGTCGTCGGCCACTGGGCACGGTCACGAATTGAGGCGAGAAAAAGAGAGGTGGTGTGGTCGGTGTAGACCAGTAATTGCGGCGACGTGGGGTTCGTCGTTTTATGTAACGCCGTGATGGGTCCCGGGAGCGTGAACGCACGCACGGTCGCGAAATAAATGTCTTCGGTGAAGGAGACTGGGTTCGCAATGTCGGAAGCGAAAAGGAAAATATCCCGCCCGACCCACAGCCGGTCTCCAACCCATTCCATCGGCCCGCCGAGAGGAATCGCCCCTGCGCCGCGTTGGTGCTCCGCAGTCGTGCCGTCGAAAACGGCGGGAGGAGTAAACCCCCCGTCCTGAATCACCATCAGCTCGCGGGCGTCAATCAGAGTCAACGAGCCGTCGGGATTACGCTCAACCGATTGCTGAACCTGCTTGAAAAAGACTTCCCTAGCACTCGGCAGAAACGAGACGCCCGGGATTTGTCGGTAGCTGGTAAACGGAGATTCGGAGATGTAAATCAACCCCTCAACCGCAAACAAAATTACGCGGGTCCCCTGACGGGGGACGAACCACTCGCTGCCCTGAAAATTTCCCGGCGGGCAAACAAACTTGCACCGACGCCCGGGCCGGCACTGCACGATGCCGCCGCGATTCACCGTGTTCATGGAGCGCGCGTATTGCCCGGGCTGTAATTGCGACGGGTGCGCGTTGCTGTTCATCCCGGGCAGGAAAGAAGTATCCCCGTCGGCGCGGCGGAATGGAACTTGGTTGAGCTGTGGAGAACTCACTTAATCAAGATAATCGCACTTATTCGAGATGCTGTTGCGGTCATCGACCTGCAAGGGACTCCCCATCGGGGGGTCCAGCGTCCATTGTTTTTGAGTAATCAGGCGCACGGCGTTCGCTTCGTATGCGTTGCCGTTCGCGAGGTCACCGTCCTGATACCACTTGAGCGCTCGCATCGCGAGAAGCAACGCGGGGCGGGAGTGGAGGAGAATCCGGTCGTGAATGGACGTAATTTCATACGTCCGCTTTCGGTAGACCAGCCGAACCCACGTTCCGGGGCGGTTGATTTTGATGCGCCGATATTGTGGCTTCGTTTCATCCGGCTCGTAAACGCCGAGAAGAGTCCCGGTAGACGTTGAGCTGTCGAAGCTCGAAAGCCGAAGGGTTGAAATAGTAGGGTCCTTGACGACACCCGTAATACGCGCAACCATCGGGTCGTTCGCCGACGGGAGCGCGTAGTTGAAAATGGTAGGGACTCGCAAGCCGGGTTCGACGATGTCGCCAACGAGCGTTTGCAACGGCCTGCCCTGCGTGTCGAAGCCGAAAACCCGGAGCAACTTTCCGGCGTCTCGCTCGTCATCCACAAAAGCAATCAGCTTGGCTGGGCACTTGAGGTCCTTGTAAGTCGGGTGCGTTCCAGCGTCCGCCCAAGTCCAACTGCAACTGCAATCCCGGGAGCCGGGTCCGTTGAGATGGAACTGAAAAAGGATGTCTCGCCCGTGTGCTGGCCGGCCGCAGATGTTCACTCCGAGCGGGGTCTCGATTTCGCGCGGGAGCGTGACGCAGTTCCCGTCCACGCAAATATCCACCACGCCCACGAGCGGGTCGATATCGCCGGAGGTCGTCAGCAGTTCAATAGAGTCCGTTAGCTGTCGGAACAGCTTCGGCTCGTGACAATGGCCAAAGATTTCCTTGGCGCTGTCCCACACTTCCTCCGCGATAATCATTAATAATCCTCCCCGTCATCTTCTTCAACTACGACTTTGGATTTCTTCGCCGTGACTTTCTTCATCTCCTTATCGAGAATGTCGCCGGAATCCTCCTCGGACTCGTCGGTATCCTCCTTCGTCGCCTTGGTGTCGAGAATTTCGTGGATATCGAGTTCAACTTTTTGAATAGTTTTGTCCCCAGTCTTGCGGTTCTCCTCGGAGCGTTTCTTGAACCGCACGGTCATCGTGCCCTCGTCAGGAAAGCCGTAGGGCTTCTCCCATTCGAGATACAGCGAGGGGTAGATTGTCTTCGGAACTTCACCGCCGACCGGCATCGGGAGGTCGAGGTCCTTCGGGGTTTTCCCGAGGTCGATGGGATACTTGGGTTGAGATTTCTTGGGCATAGATTAGTAGATTTTTCGGACGCCGATGGCGGAGAGTTCTAGATTGGGAGTCGAGCCCCAGAAAATATTCAAGGTGTCGAAGGCCCCGGTGCTTTCGTCGAAGCTAAAGCTTCCAGTGACCGCGCCTGCGTCGGTCCCGGTGATATTGACAATGTCTTGGTTCCCCACGTCGCCCTCCAGTAATCGAATCAGCGCATCCTTGGACACGGAAAATTCTGCGTTGTTCGTGCTGGTGGAGCGCCAAACAAAAGAGTAGGTAACTGAGGTTGCAGAGGTCGCAAAAACGGGGCGGGTGATTTCCACGACCCAGACCGTCCGGCTGTCCTCTTGGGAGCCCCAGTGCCGACCGTCCGAACCAACGCCGCCGCCGTGCGTGGTGATGGTGTTGACGCGCTTGTCCGCCATGTTCGTCCCGATGCCTTGGGAATACCAGTTGCGGACCACGCCAGCATTGTGCGTCCACGTATACGTGCCGGAGTCCAGAGAAAACCCGATGAAGTTCGTGCAAGTCGCACTGCCGACGGAGGTCGCGAGAGAATTGGTATTACACAGACCAAACCGAAAATTGGGGTTGAACGTCGCGGCTCCCGTGGCCCGGAACATTAGCACGATGCGAATCTTGTGCCACTCCCCGCCGAAATAAGGCGTCCTTGCGTATTCCCCGTTCGTTGCGAGGGAGAGCCGGTTCTCGGTTTTGCTGTTCGGGATGTTGCGCGACACAATAGTCGCCGCAGTTCCGTTTCCGGCGGCTGACCATCCGAACCCTTGATTAAAGCTGGAAATTGACCCCGCCGCGTAATCGTCGAAGAACTCCCACGCGATTCCGTCGCGGTTCGACCCGTCGGTGCCGTTAGTGCCGTTGGTGCCATTGGTCCCGTTCGTGCCATTGGTCCCGTTCGTGCCATTGGTCCCGTTCGTGCCGTTCGCACCCGGGGGGCCTTGGATACCTTGAATGCCCTGCGGACCCTGCGCGCCCGGCGCTCCATCTGCCCCTGCGGGACCGGGGGCACCGTCGCCCGAGGCTCCCGGAGGCCCTTGAATCCCCTGCGGGCCGACAGGGCCAATTGCGCCAACAACGTCGGGCCGGACCTTCTTGGTGATGTAACTGCCGTCCTCCTGCAACTCCGCGATGAACAAAAATCCATCGGGGTGGGGCTGCGTTACTTCTGGATATTCAGAAACTTTTGCCATACTTAAAAATTACGCCAGTCGTCGTAGATGAATCCGGCCGTTAGCTCGTCCAAAATCGGAGCGCCGAACTCGTCCTGCAAAATCTGCGGGTCGTTGTTCAAAAACCGTTGCGGCGGTAACTCGTGCCGAATCCGATGCGCCTCTTTGATGCCGGCCTTCGGCGGGCAGCAACAGTCGGAGAATTCTCCGTTGATGTCGCGGATTATCGGATAGGGCGTCATGCCAACTTGATGAACAGTGCCTTCGACTCGATATAAGAAATCTCTTGGGTCGTGTCGTTCGCGGAGGACTGCCCATGAATCGAAATCACTTCGCCGTCCGCGCTGGTCGTCACTAACCCGGTGATGATGAAGTGCGCGAAGCGGTCAGAAGACGAATCCTGATTTATCACGTTGTTCGTCTCGGTCTTGTCGATATCCGCTGCTTGCGTTTCGTTATGCAGCTTGAAGGTCCACCGTCGGGTAGCCCCGGAGTTGTTGACTCCACCGAGGTCAAAAAGAACAAAGTAGGTTCCTGCCGTCGGCAACGTAAGCTGCAAATCCGTCGTCCCAAAATCAATCCTTTGATAAATGGTGGTCATCGCGTAATCCGTGGTGCCGCCAGTGACGGCTCCGTTGGAATTCGTCGCGGCCGAACCTGCGGGACCAGCCGCACCTGTCGCGCCGGCAGCGCCGGTATCCCCGGGGACGCCTTGGTCTCCCTTGTCGCCTTTGAGACCTTGCTCGCCCTGCGGGCCCGTAATCGACAGCCCGCGCGGGCCGGTCGGTAGCACGAGAGAGCCGGGCAAAATCACCGCACTCGGCGACGGAATCAATTCCACGAGCGTTGTAAAGACGGTCGTGTTGTCGAGGATATCCGTGATGCGGACCCACCCGAGGGTCGTGATGAAAACGGTCTGGCCGACGGAGACGACCGGGGTCGGGATTATGGTGAACTGAGAAGTCGGATTGTCATCGGAAGGAGCGTTGAACGCGGAGGTGATAACCGCGTAGGCGTTTCGCCCGTTCGTCCCGGCGGGACCTGTCGGACCGACGGGCCCCATCTGGCCGATGATTCCGTCATTGAACAGGCGCAGGAAATAGCACGCGAGCCCTTCGCCGTCGAGGCGTGGATTGCCCGGCAGGCCAACGTCCAAATCGCACGGGAGCGCCCAGCGGATTTCTCCGTCGATGACGACCCTTTCGATGCTGCCGAAAAACTGGCGCGTGAAGTTATCGAGCGCGCTCGGTAGCGTCTCGCAATCGACCGTGTTCTCCGGGCAGGCGTTGCACGGGTTGCAATTACCGGTGCCGCGATTCCCGTTGATGCAATCCTGACACAGGCCGGGGCCGCAGTTCGCACATCCGCAATTTTGGCAAGACATATTATTGCTTGGAATCGTCGATTCCGTCTTTGTTCGCATCGACGAATCCACGGAGTTTCCCGTGGCGATTCGCAAACCAATACAGCACGGCGGCACCGATGCATGCGCCGAGAATCAAAAGCTCGTTTCCGACAATCAGCGTCGGGAGCACAATCAACGCAAGGCCCGCGAGAGTAATCACCGCACTGGTCGTCACGCTGGCTCCGACGAGAAGTTTCAGCGGAGGATAGACAAAGCTGGCCGCGCCGAACAGGAACACCAGCACGCCAATCCACGACACCCCGCGCAAAGACGAAAGCTTGGCGGCAACTTCGCGCCCCGTGTCTTTCTGAGCAGCGCCGAGGACCGTGTTGATTTCTTCGGTCGTTTTTCCATCTTTGGTCTCCTGCGTTCGTTTGTAAACCTGCGTAGTCCCTGTCTTCGGATTCTGCGACTGTTTCGTAGTGACGGTTGTTCCGTCCGGGGATTTGTAAGAAACGCGCCCGGGTTTCAGCGGCGCAAAGGAGCAGCCGGAAATTGCTGCAATTAAAAGGATGAGGGGTAAACTTTTCATTCTGATTTTCGAGTCTTGCGCCACTTCGCCCAGATATAGAGAATCGTGACGGCGGCGACACCAAACTGCCCGATTTTGATTAGCCCGTCGAGTAGCGGGCCGGCTTTGTCGAAAAATTCCGTAAGCCACGGAACCGTGACGCCGATGACTGCGGCGGTTTTTACCTTCACCCACTCGGGCACTTGGGTATTCTCGGTCAGCATAGTTTTTCCCTGCGGGCATCCGTTCGGACCCGGTGACAATTGGCACAAACCAATTGGCACTTGTCGATTTCTTTACGAACGTCATCCCACGAATATTTATAGCCTTTGGTGAGTTCAAAGGACTTGTCTCGGAGATGGTCAAACTCCATCGCAGACGGAGGAAAAATCGAGCCACAGTCATAGCAGGGACGCTCGGATTTCAAAGAGTTCAACCGCTCTCGATAATCATTCCGAATTTCCGACATTCGTTCTCGGGAGACGATTTTAATTTGCTCGCGCTCCTCTGAGGATAGCCTCGCCCTATATTCCTGCGTATTCTCGGCGGCGCAGAGCCGACAATAGGAATATCTCCGGCCAGATTTTCCGGTCGTAAAATTTTCCTCCGGCTGAGGGAGCTTACATTTCGAGCATATTTTCATAAGAAAAACGGGGGCAGTTTCCTCGAAAGAAAACCACCCCCGCCCCCACGAGTCTAGTTATCGCTTAGGTGATTTCTTCCCCAACACAACCACCCGGATTATTACAGTCTTCGGCCTCGCACACACCCAAGGTCGCGAACGAATCCGCGCCAGTGAAGCTGGACGAGCTAGGCACCTCGCAAGCTTCCAAGCCGAGGTCGGCCGGGCAGCGGAGGTAGAGAATCGGCACGATATGCTGCGGACGGACCGGCTGATACGCACGAGTAATCTGATACTTGTGCTGGCCGAAGTCACCCCACAGGTTGCAATCGTTGTCGATTTCGTAGTGCCAATCGAGTTCGCCCATGTAAAGCTGGGGCGCGAACTTGAACGTGCCCTCGCCGGTGTAGCGTTCCGGGGTCAGGCGGTTGAATGAATTGTCGGCGAACAGGAAGCCAACTTCCCAGAGCGCGGCGAGCCACGTCGGGTTTGCCTTGGCATACGCCGTGTTCTTGCAGGTGTTGACGACCGTGATGACGGGGTCAATGAGCGCCAGCGTGCCGTCCTCGTTGAAACCGTTAGCCCGGAGGGGCCGTTGGTCGGTGCCGAGAGCGATGCCGCGATACGCGCCAGCCTGCTCAAAAGAGTAGGCGGAGATGGCAACCTCGCCGAGGCGATAGCTGCCCTGCGTCAAGCAACAGATGGCGTCCTTGACGGACGTTTCGTTGCGGAACGCTTCGATGATGTCGGAGCTGCCGATGAAACGGAAATGGGGCATGCCCTTCCCGCCGGCATCGAACATTTCGGCGAACAGCGCTTCCTTCAAGTAGCGGGCGATGGTGTGCAGCGCCTTGAAAGAAATCGGAGCGGTCGGAGCGATGGGGGCGAACTTGACGCCAACATCCGTCTCGTTACCGCCGGTGAACAGCGAGTCGAAATCGTAGCCGATGGCGGCGACGAACTTGGAAGCGGAACGCAGATACAACTGGGCGCGAATGTCCGAGTTGATATACTGGGTCATCAGCTTCTTGAGCGAATCCTCGGCAGCGAGGTAGCTGGACTTGAACGCGGCGAAGCCTTTCTTGACGCAGACCCGAGGGCCGAGACCGCGTTTCGATTCGAGCTGTGCCGTGAATTCGACGGCGTCCGTGAGGTCTTGGAGACCAACGGTGCCGCACAATTCCAAATCGCACACAAACGTCGGAAGGGCGAGGCTATCCCCGGGGGCAGCCTGTTGCTGCACAGCCGTCCTGATAACATCAGAAACGCCGGAGGGGAACGTTCCACCTCCAATCACATTCATAAAAGGACTGTTAGCCGCGAGAGCCTTCGCGATGGTGCCCACAAGGCGGGCGGAATCCTTCCTCGCAATATCTGAGAGGTCGGAGGGGGTAATACAATCGGCCATATACTGAAATTTTCTGTCTTAACCGCTTGGAGCGGTTATGGTTGAGTTGGTGTGCGTGTGTAAACGCACGGTTCTTTGTCTCGCGGCCAGCCGAAACAAAATTGGCCTATCTCAACCTAGAGCAGCGGCAGAGGATGCTTTAGCTCTGTGGGAAAGGTCCACACTTCGGACCAAAAGTCAAGAGATTTTCGTCTTTCCCGGGACATACATCATCTCCCCGAGGTGTCCGACCACGCAACCCAAATCGACGTAGCACTGGTGCCCCGCTTGGGCGGCGCGTCGGCAGAACTGAACGTCTTCGCCCACGCCGAGGTTGCTCATACGTTGCGAGACGGCGAGCGCGCTTTCCAGACGTTTCGTGATGTCGGGTATGACGTTGATGTAATCAAGGTCGGACAAATTATAGAGGTCGGTCAAGGAATCCTGCACGGCTTCCACGAGGTCGTGCTCCGACGACGTGAAAAAATTCGAGCCGGTGCCATCCGGCTTGCGCGCGAGGCGGGGGAATTTCCTCTCGATGTCGAGGAAGACCGATTTATGGATGAGAACCCAGCCGAACCCGACCCACTGCGTCGGGCGAAGTTCGTCGCGCGGGCCGGCGTTCACGTATTTTTCCAACTGCACGCCTTCCGCGAAAATGGATTTCGAGTGGGGCCAACGTCCACGATACAGCCCTCCTACGAGCGTCTTGCCGTGACTGAGAAGCCTGTCGATTCCGTGAAGGCCGGCGAAAAGCGGCGGGAGGTCGAAGCCCGTGAACTGATTGTAGAGAGCTGCGTTGCCGAAGGGCGGCACGTTGTCATCATCGCACATCAGGCACCACTCCATGCCGGAGCGCAAAAACTGGTCAGCAAGTTTATTGCGCGAATGAGCCACAAAGGCGTCACCGAAATCCAGTGACAACGCCATGCGCTTCTTGTCGAAGAGCGTCATCAGCGCAAACAGCGTGCGGGGGTTCGTGGTTTTGTAGAACGGCAGGCACAACATCACCTGCTTGTTCTCGATTAGCATCGTAGGGGTTGCTTCGCTCATCGGGACGCCATCTTTTCTTTGAAAAGGTTGTCAATCGCGACAACGCTCGGGGTATTCACGTTATCCGTCACCGGATTCGACGTGCTGTCGGGCTTCGCAGACGGCGCTAGCCGCGCGGTGCTCGCGCCCTTGACCTTCTCGAATTTTTCAGTCACTTCCTTGAGGCTGGCCTCCAGCGCCTTGACCTTCTCCGTGCTCTCGACCGTCATGCGCGCAATATCCGCGCGGGCCTTCAAAAGCTGCACGTAGCCGACGGCGAGCAGGCTGCGCAACTCAGGCGAGTTGTCGGCAACGGCTTGGGCTAAAAATTCGTTCGACTCCTTCACGAGTTTGTTGTGCGCTTCCACCGCAGTCTTCTCCGCCGGTGTTGCGCCGTCTTTGGCCTTGCGCTCCTCCAGCCATCCGAGTTGAGGGGCCAGCTCCTTTACCTTGAGTTCAACCTGCTTGTTGTGCTGCGCAACCACGTCGGTTTGGGAAGCCTGCTTGTTGCGCAGGTATTCGTCGGCGTTCGCCTTGGCTTCGGCAATGGCCTTGTTTTTCTTTTCGAGAATATTTTCGTTCTCGATGATTTTCGCGTCCACGAAACGCTTGAGCCGCCCGTCCATCTTGACGGCGTCCCAGTCCACTTCGGAAGGACCGCCCAGCGCTTTGATTTTGGCGATGTGTTCGTCGGTAAAACCGTCGGCCTTGAGCCGGGCGTAAATCGATTCTGTGTTGTCCGCAATCGTCTTATCGAAGGTCTTGAACTCCGGGTCCGCCTCTACATCAAGCTTGCTGCGAAAAGACCTCAGCTCCTTCAACTCGTTTTCGAGTTCGACCGGGACTCCGTTGCCCAGCTTCGCGGCGAGTTCGTCGCGTTCCTTTTTCAGTGCATCGCGCTCCTGCTCCGCCGCAGCCACGCGCTCGCGCGCGAGGGTCTTGAGTTTATCAAAGGACTCGTTCGTCTTCGGCTTGCTGTATGGGGGCAGCGTAATCGCGTCGAAATCGTCGGTTGGTTTCGCGGCGGGCTCGGGCTTCGGCTCAGCGGTCGGCTCGGTGGGCTCGGGCTTCGCGGCAGGCTCGGGCTCCGTAGTCGGCTCAGGCTTCGCAGCCGGTTCTGCCGGGGGCTCCGGCTCAGTTTTCGCGGCTGGCTCGGGCTTCGGCTCGGGGTTGGTTTTCTCGGCCGTCTTTGCGGCAATCATCTTGTCGAGTTCAGCGGCGGACTCGGGGTCAATAGAGGGCTGACTGTCAAAGCCGGGAATCGCGGACAATTCGCGGAGGTCAGAGGAGGGGGTTGCGGCCATATTTATCGGGGGTTTGCGCCGTCCCACTTGGATTCATCGTCCAAGTCGGCATAGGCTTCTTTCGTTTGGGGTTTGGGTCGGAACTCGGCGGGCGGGTCAACGGTAAGTGAAACCAGCAAGTCGAAAATGGTCTGGGCTCCCTTCACCTCTCCCGCGCGCACGAGCGTTTTATTTTTGTGCTCGCCGTCGAGTAGGTCGGGGATATATCTGTGCAGAATGTGCAGGACCTTGTCGCCGGTTTTCCCGGAGAAAAATTCCTTGAGATTTTGCGCGTCCGTGGAATCCCAGAGGATTCCGGTCTTCGTGGGGGAGAACATGTTTAAGCGGTGGGTGGGATTTGTCCGGCGTCAATTGCGGCAGCTTCTTGTTGGGCTTGTCCGGCGACTTGGCCAATCTGGGCCTGCTGTTCGGCGAGTTGAGTCAGCTCGCCCATGATTCCTCGGAGCTTCGTCGCAACGTCCTTCGCAGGCGCGAGTGCTTCCTTCGGTGCGCCGGCAGCTTCCGCTGCTTCGATGTGCGCTTCCGCATGCTTCAACAGCGCGGTCAGCGTCGCAACCGCGTGCGGGTCCGCAGTCGCAGCCATCGCTGCGTTTTCCATCGCCGGCAGCAAAACCTGCAAATGAACGAGATGATTATCGCGCGGCGACACCGGCACCTCTGCGCCTTGGCCGACGATGATAAGCAGCTCCAACTGCTGCTGGCGTGATTGCTCGGCGACAACAGTCGGGTCTTCGTCGGGCAGAATAACCGCCTTGGCAAATTCTTCGTTGACTTGCGCCGACACCTTACGCATCTGCAATTCTTTCTGATTATACAACGGGTTGCCGGCGGCTTCTGTCGCGGCAATGACAATCTGCTGGCGCTCCAAGTCGGTGTAATCCTTGACTGTCTCCGCCACAGGCTGCTTGGAAAGCTTGTTCAGCTCTTCGCGCGTCATGACTTTCAGCAGACGTTTCTGCATCTCCTTGGCGTCCTTTTCCGTGGTGTCCGGGTCGCACAACCTTTTCTGAATCGTCGTCATGAAGTCCGCGAACTGATTCAGAAATCGTCCGATGATGGTGTCGCGAGATTGCTCCTCGCGCGCGGCGAACAAATCCACCTGCGCCTTGGTGACGCGCTCACCCTCGAAAACTTTCGGCGTAGTTGCGCCGGCCATCTGGTCGAGTAGCCCGGTGAGGAATGCGTCGAGCTGCAAAAACGGCTCCACACTTCCGTCCAGTTGCTTTTCGACGACGGTGAACCCGGCCCCAATGAGAATCGCGTTTCCGACGATGCTCATTTTGAAACGCTGCAACTGTTTCTCGTCGCCTTGGATGATAATCTTGCCGGAGAGATTCAGCCGGTCAACGACCTCGTTCCGCGAGCGGTCGAGAATGCCTGCCATCGCGTAGATTTCACGCCCGATTCCCTTCGACCCGTGCATCGTTCCGTTGCCCTGCTGGAAACTGAAAAACGAGACCGCGTCCGCCATGCTATCGTATTGGTCGTGGCTGACGAAAAGCTCAGCAAAACCGTGCGAGTCGAATACGTAGTGGGAAATCTTCCCGGTAATCTCCGTCGCAAACAAATGCCAAAGACACACCGCCCGCGCGCCGGCCTCGTAAGAGGTGCCGACGACGGATTCGCGAATCAGGTCCTCGTAAGCCCGCTCCGGGTCTTTCATGTCGGAGCGACGATGCTCCGGCATCGCGGCGTTGATGGACTTGACGGTTTCCTTGATGTCCCAGCCACGGGTCTGCGCTGCTTCCTTGTCGGAAATTACTATCGCAAGTTCGTGAATGAGGACTTCCTCCCGGAGCGCGACAACCTGCGCAAAGTTCGGCAGTTGCTTGGTCCCGGTCGGGATGAAAAAATGGTCCTGCCGGAAAAACTTCGGGAACCAGTGAAATTCGTCAAGCTGCGCAAGCGCCGCGTATCCGAACAGAGCGTTTTCCTGACCGAGTTCGGAGAGCATGGAACGCCAGCCGGGCCTCGCGCGGCAAGTCGTGGTGATTTCTCGACGAAAAGCTTCCGTCTTTGCGGCGGCACCCGGTTCGTCGTCGGGGAGCGAAGAGTTCGTCAGGTATTTTACGCCCTCAATCGCTTCGACAAAGCGCGGCGCAACCTTGTCGATGAGCATCGGCAAAGGTTTGCTTGTAAAATTCGTCTTCCAGCCGAGTCCCTCCGCCTCCAGCGCGGTTTGGGAGAAGGGTCGCTCGCTGTTATACTTCGCCATGATGCGCGCGTTCTTGAGATTACGCTCTTTGTTCGCGCATTCGAGAGTCGTGATGATGGATTTCGCCTGCGCTGCGTCGATGATGGACCGATTTTTCGGCTTGACCGCGTTGCTCAGGTTCGGAGACGCAATCGCGCCGACGTAATCGTTCTGGTCGTCCGTCGTCGGAGGGTATGCAGGAAAGTCAATGGCGGGCATGGTCTTGTTAAAGGTCCGTAAAAAGGGGTCTGAGTCAAGTATTTACCGATTGGTAACTACCCACCGGTGCCGGGGGCATTTTTCGGTCGCGAGCTGGGCTTTTAGGTCCACAAAACAGGTGCAAGCATTGCACTGGCGGATACTTGGGTCGAATTCCGGGCATTTCTCGCACGCGGCGAGTCGCTGTTTCACCGACTCATCGTCCAGCAGCAGGGGGTCGCCCTTGACGAGGGTTTTGACGACCCGACAAGCCGACTTCGCGGCGTTTTTCAGGTTCGGGAGCCTCATACCTTACGCCAACAATTCGCCGGTAGCGACGGATTTGCGCTCGGGTTCTGATAAATGTGCACGCTGGTCGAGGTATCCTCCCCCAACACACGGCAGCCCTTCAACTTTTCGCCGATGGACGAGCTGCCGCCGAATAAAATCTGCTTGGCTGTCTTCCGCATGGCCTTGCAAGACCCGCAATTCGACGAGAGGGCCTTCTGCATCGGGCAGCCGGCGCAGATTGCTGCGCGACGACGCGCTTCTTCTCGGGAAACCGGCTGGGCTCCGCCAACTCGGCGCAGGCGAAGGATTCCGACTAGCCATTGCACAACGGCGCGAGACGAGGCACGCGTCGATTGGTTTGCGGCAGCAACCGCGCGCTGCACCGGGGCCTCGGGTTTCGCCTCTTGGCAGTAGTCTGGTTGACGAGCGCAAACTTGGTCGAGGATTTCCTGCTCCGGGTCTCCCGGGGGTTTACCCGCGCGCTTACGATAGGACGCGACGCGCACCGCGAGGTGCTCCCACTGGTCAGCCTTGTGCTTGACGCCGTCCTCGTCGATGAAATATTTTCCGCCAATAGCGCGCAGGAATTTGTTAAACTTCTTCATAGGTCAACCTCAGAAAACCGGTTTGTGATGTCAATGCGAACCTCGTCGCCGGAATAATAGTCCTCGTAGTCATCGCCGCCAGAAAGCGTGTTCTCGGAACTCATGCCAAGGACAACGCCGGACGCTTTGCGGACCGCCTGCACCAGCAGGGACAACGCGTCGCAGTCGTCCGGGGACTTCCCTTGATTCCGGGACTTGTAGTCGGGCTTCGGCTCCACCTTGGAAAACTTCCCAGTCGCGCGGAATAGACGCCCGGTCATCTGCGGGTAAAGCTCGGAGGTCTCCAGCCCGGGCAGCGCTTTGAGGTATCCAAACTCAATGAACTTTCGCAGCGCGAACATCAGCTCGCTCTGCATGCGGTCGTAGAGTTTGTGCGCCACGTCGGAATCTTCCACCATGATGCGAGTCTCGGACGCGCTCTCGGAGTAGTTGACGCCGGTAATCCCGACGCCCCACTCGTATTTCATAAGGTCAAAAACCCCTTGCATGTTACCCGTTCGGTCGAGTGCCAGCCACTCTGGCGTAATTCCGAGAGATTTCGCCAGCCGCACGATTTCATTTTTCATCGCGACGGTATCGCCCTTCGGCAGGAGGAAAATCTTATCGAGTTGCAACGCGAAGCGGGGGTATGCGCGGCCCTTGGCGTTCTTGAACATGATGATGCGCCCGTTCGGATGTTGCAGCGTCGGCGGGAACTTTATCCCGGTTGCCATGCCCCACTTCCCGGACGCGAAGCGAGCGGAGTCTCCGCCCTCCAACGCACCGTCCACGCCCCCGCACGGTCTTGGATTTTCATACCAAATAAACTCCGCCTTGAACTCGTCCAGCATGCCGACGGGAATAATCGATAGAACGGTGCCGAGGGGCGGGAAGCATCCGCGCGCCATCGCCCAGTATCCCGGCGTGTCCGTTCCGCCAGAGTTGCGGATGATTTGATTGAACCCCTCCAAGGTCTGCAACCCCGGGAAAATAACTCTCCCGGCTTTGACGTTCTCGCTGTATTTTGCGTCTAGGCGCACGACGAACCAGCCGCGAGTGGACCGCCACTCAAAGTGCGTGTCCGGGTCAAACGAAGGCCAGCCAAAGGGCGGCTCGCAGCGCTGCCCGACGAGGTCGTTCTGGTCCGTGGGGTTGAACGCGCCCCCGACTTTAAGTCCGTCGCCGGACATATTCGACATGATGTTGTCGAGGTCCCGATGCACGCCGGCCGGAATGTTCGCGATTTCGTCGAGGAACACAAACAACCGGGACATCTCGCCGAAAATGGGGTGCGGGACCTTACGTGGAATGCGCTTCACGCCCTGCAATCTCCCGGCGGCTTTTTTCCCGAGAGGAATCACGACGCCGGTGATGGAGCCTTTGCGCGCCCGCTTGTCGAGACCGATGTAAAGCTTTCCGACCTCTCCCGGAAGCGGAATGGTGCTGGTTTTGTGCAGCGTGACTAAGTGCGTGAAAAGATTATCCTCCAAGTGCGTCTCGCTCGGGCCGAGGACTTTAATTGTAGTATATTCCGGGTCGCGAATCCATTGCAGAAACAGCCACACGGCGGAGGAAAAGGATTTGCCCATCGACCCCGCGCCCATGAACAGCATGAAATTGTTGTTCTCCCACGCGTCCCACACGCGCCGAACGCACTCCGGCTCTGCCGTGAATTGCGTGGGGCCCCAGAGCAGCCTCGCGGCATCCTCAAGCCCGTCGTTGTTCAGGCAATATTGCAACAAAATATTCAGGAGCGTGTATGCCTCCGCCTTTTTTGTCGGGTCTGGGACCTTGGTGCCTGTGCTGCGCACCCACTCCGCGACGAGCTTCGCGGCTTCAAAGGGCTTGTCCGCGTGTAGCAACACGCTGACCTCGTTTACGAGCTGTTTTTGTGGTCCGTCGGGTAGCATTAATGAACAAATCTTCCAGCTGGCTCCAGCCACTTCTCGTCGCGGGAAATAAAGGTGTGGGTGTAGGCGTCTAACTGGTAAACCAGAGCTTCCCCCCGGTCCCTCCCAAAGAACCTTCTCATAATCCACGCAATGTCGTGGGAAACCTGACTGAGGTCGGAGTAAAAAACCATCCCCTTACATTCTTCCCAGCGGGCGAAGTCCTCGATAAATTCGGTGCTCGGCACCCACTTCAACCAATCCTGCTTTACATTTTTCTTAAGTCGCTCGTCATCCCAGATGCACGCGAAGAAAAATCGAATAGGCTCAGCCGGCGGAGGCGGAAAAGGTTTTGTTTCCTCAGTTGTGTCGCCCAGTTCCATGTCGGGTCTCCGGGTTCAGCAGGAAATCGTCGTAGGTCGCGTGAAACGCCCACTCGGGGTTGTGACGCGGCTCCCAGCCAAGCGCGCGAATTTTCGAGTTGTCCATGATTTTTCGTAGCACGCCGACGGGTTGGCTCGGGTCGAAAACAATCTTGCCGCGATAGCCAACGACCTTGGCCAGCGTGTGCGCGAGGCAATCAACGGACCACTCCTCTCCAGAGCCGGTGTTGATAGGTTCGTCGTCCTCGTATTTCTGCATCACGGCGATGAGTGCGTTGGCGAGGTCGGCCGAGTAAAGCAGTTCCCGCTTCGCCGTGCCGTCGCCCCAAATCACGAACTCCGGCGCGTTCTCGCACTTCGCGCGGTGCAGTCTGGCGATAAGCCCGGGGACGAGGTGCGCGTCGTGTTCGTTGAAGTTGTCGTTTTCGCCGAAGAGATTGCAAGGCTGCGCGGAGACTACGTTCAGTTTGCCCGCGCGCCTCAAAAACTGTCCGAGGCGTATTCCGCAGAGCTTCGCCAGCGCGTAGCCTTCATTGGTTTGTTCAAGGGGTCCAGTAAGCAGGGCGGATTCTTTTATCGGCTGCTCCGCATTTTTTGGATAAATGCAGCTGCTCCCGAGGAACACCAGCTTTTCGCAGCCATACCTCGACGCGTTCAACATCACGTTCTCTTGGATGCGCAGATTATCGATGAGGAACTCCGACGGGCTCACAATATTCGCTTTGATTCCCCCAACGCGCGCGGCTGCGAGGAACACGTATTTCGGATTATGACACGAAAACCACCACTCCACCGCGACGGGGTCGCATAGGTCCACCTCGTTGCGGGGGGCCGTGAGGATGTTAGTGAAACCCCTTTCGCGAAGTTCCCGAACGAGCGCGGAGCCGACCAGCCCACGATGCCCGGCGACAAAAATCTTTGAATCTTTTTCCATGTTAAAAGGGGCGAATCGCTTCGATGAATTTATACTTCGGCCAATATCCGCGACTGTGCATCGCAAATCCGTAGTGAACAAGCGGGCTCGTGCGGTATCCGGCGTAATCATACAACGCGCAAACACCGTTCGTCTTTACCATCCATTCCGGCTTGGGTCGTGCAGCATCCCCGGCGACGGGATGAAACATGCGCGCAAGCATTGACAAATCATCTTGGTGGTATACATTAGAATTGTGCGCGAAGTCCAGTTCATCATATTTCCAAGAAGCGAAAAGCTCCGCGATGTCAAGAAAATGCTGGGGGATGCCGAGGACCGCGCCCATGTAAATCGACTCCGGCGGAGTGTCGCAGAGGATTTCCATTTTCCCCGGCTCCGGCGGGCGCGGGGCGAACCCATAATTAATCACATCGTAGTCGGACAAAAGCACCGGCTCGTTTACACGCTCGCCGATGACATACGCGCCAAACCAACGGAGAAAACACGCGGCGGTGTAGTCCACGGGATACGCAGTCGGCTTGGCGTAATAATGCTCCTTGAAGAATTCAAAGCGGGGGTGGTCCCGGATATGACTCTCGTCGATGACGAGCGGCTCCCAGCCGGCCTTGCGCCAACTGCGCTCCCAGATTTTGATTAGCTCACGCTGCGATTGGTCGGACCAGAGACCGGGGACAGGGACATAATACGTGATAACCTTCACAATAACCTTTTCCGGGCAATTTCCAGCAAGCTGTTGTCCTTGGTTCCGTGGACCCATCGAACGCCGGCCGCGCGCAGGATATCCCACTCCGCTGGCTGGAACGTCGGACGCTTCCAGTGCGATTGAATGCCGGGGATGTTCGCCCAGCCCTTCAATTCATATTGCGGAGCTAACACCCAATCGTGTCCGCCGCCGCCCCGGATTACACTACCCGCTTGTTTCGCGAGAAAAGTCAAAAAATCCAGCTCGCCAGAAATCAGCATGCAGTCCGCGTTAATGTGGGAACCGCCTTGGCAGCGCGCATTGCCGCCGACCATTGCGCCGGCAACTTTGACTCCATGTTTACACAGCCGGTCCCACTCGCTGTGCAAATAGAGAAGCCCGTCGTTGACGAGCGGCGCGGTGTCCGAGGCGAGATTGAGAATGGCTTTATACTTTGGAAGCTTTCCGCCGGAGATTCCGCGCAGGCACCAGTCAATACTGCCGAAAAATAATCCGTTGCATCCCTGCGGCCATCCCGTCTCGGGACGTTGAGAAATTGCGGTGAAAACGGTGAATTTCCTTGAGACGTGGTTAATCGAAGCGGTATCGTGTTTGCAGTCCCGTCTGGCCACGAACGCAAAATCACATGCTCCTGAGTGGACGGACTGGAGGTCCGCCAGCAGGCGCGCGAGCGTCATCGCTTGGGCCCGGTCGCCTTTCCAGTAAGACAGGAGAATCAGGATTTTGTCGGTCACTATACCTTCCTCGCCATGTCAACCATCAGTTGACCGAAGTCGTTCGCGCCAGTTCCCGAGTTCGCGTGGTCTTCGATGATTTCCAGCACTGCGCTGACCAGCTTCGGTTCGACCTTCCGGTTCAACCCGAGAATTGGACAGTCCGGCCCGAGTGGTTGCCAGTGCTCGTCATCTTCCTTCATGTCCTCCTCAAGTTTCTCGTTGCCGACGCGGGTATAATCGTTAAAAATCTCGATGCCCGGAGAAATTTTCTTCACGAGCGCATCGATACGCAGCGGTTTCCCCATGTCAAGACAATACTTACCGGGTTTAAAGGTCAACGTGGACAGCGCGAGCCCGACCGCTTCTTTGGCGGTAACGAAAAAACGAGCCATGTCCGGGTGATTGAGGGTGAACCTCGCCCCGAGTGTTCCTCCGGCTACCTTGCGTTCGACGATTTCCACCAGCGAACCGGCTGAACCTAGCACGTTGCCGAGTCGAATTGTCCTCGCGAGTTTGCAGTTCGCGTCAATCCACGCCTCAGCCAGCTTTTTACTCGCGCCCATGACGGTAGTCGGCTTCACTGCTTTGTCGGTGGAAACGTAAACGAGACGAACCCCGTGCTTCTCGCACTGCCGGGCCAGCCAAATGGTCGTTTGCGTGTTGTTCGCGAAAGCCGCGCGCGGATTTGATTCCATCAGCCCGACGTGCTTGTGTGCGGCGGTGTGGAAAACGCAGTCCACGCTGCCATCTCGCAGAAGGGTTGCGACTTCCTCGGAAAGCACGTCGGCAATAATAGGGTGAATCCAGTCCTTTCCCGGCTCGTCGCGCAAGCATCGAATCAACTGAAAAATCGAGTCCTCGCCGTGCCCGAGAATGTAAACGTTATTGGGGCTTGCCTTGTTGATTCTACGAACCAGCGCGGAGCCGATAGACCCGCCGGCACCGGTGACGAGGATGTTTTTCGTCAGCAGCTCGCGGTCAATGGCTTTCTCGTCGAAGGTGTGCTCCGGCCGGCGGAGCAGGTGTGCGTAGTCTTTATCAATCACTGTATGTAAATTGAAGCAGAATTTTATTGTGGCCCGTCGGTAACCCGACTCGGGCATTGCTTATCCTGGCCATCCTCCGCTAGTTTCTGCTTCCCGGAAGGGCGATTACGCTCTGGTCCGGCTATGTCGGGAGTTATGGTCGGGAAGTTCGGCGAAGCAAACTCGCCAAAATATTTGCGCGCGGCGACATCATAGGCTTTCGCGGCTTCGATTTCAAATTGAAAAGTCCCCAAGTGAATCTGTTTTCTACCCATCTGAATTTGCGCCGCCCACTTTTTATCTCGATTTTTCCATGATACTCCGCGATATCTGGACGAGGCCCTAGGTGATTTACGCAGGTGCCCCATCTTGTTTTGCGAGGAGGTCGCCGGCCGCAAATTTTCCCTCTGGTTATTAAGGCCGTCACCATCGCGATGGTCAATTTCCGAATGCCCGGGCAAAAGAAAACGATGGAGCCGCTGTGTCCCACTTCTTCGAGGGAGATTGCGAATTGCGTAGAAAGTATGCCGGTCCCTTCGGGCACACCACTTAAACTGATTAACCGCCTCGTAATCGGCGTCGTCAACCATTGCGAATTTGCCCTGCGACAGCTTGATGGTCTTCACTGGAAATTGGTGGACCCTATCGCGGCCCCGGCGTCCGGCTAACGGACGGAGACTGAGTTCTCAGTGTCCGGCTTAAATTGGCACTCGGGGCCGATTCGTTTTTGCATCCGTCGGCAATTTCGACGTGTATCACGCCGGTGTTTTATTCTTAAACTACCCGAGTTTTAGTGCCCCTGTCTTTATACCCCCGGGACGGGAGGGTTGTTGAGGTTCGGTGCAGGCGCGACCTGTAACGCACCGGAGCCTCAACTATCGCGATTTACCACCATACCCCGTATACCGGAGACAGGATTTACCACGCGATACATTCCCCCGTTGCTGCGGGAGAAATTTGGCGGGCAGAGACGGGTTTTAACCGCCGTTTCCGAGACAAAAGCTCGGTGTCCTCACTTAGACGATTCGCCCTATCAAAAGAACAACCGCTACAAAGGTCCGCAAAACGAACCCAAAGTCAAGCTACCGAACGCCCTTCGCTGCGACGAAAATGAACAGCACTGTGATGGCGACGAACGCTGCAAAAATCTCTACATTAGTCATGGCGCAACCTTATCACCGTTCTCCGGCTTGTCAAGCGGAAATTTCTCGTTGAAATTCGTGCAGCCCTCCGTCCGGCAGGTGGTGCCCCGCTTTGACGTGACGAGGATTTCCCCGCAGTCGGGACAGCGTTCGGGGTTGCCGGCGGTGTGGACGTTTTCTCCTGCAAGTCCACATTCCTTGCGTAACACTCGTTTATGTGCACCCCGGGGGTTCAATACCCGGCCCTCCGTTTCTTGCGCTTCTTTGGGCACTTGCACTTGCGGGCTTCCCATTCGCCGTCTTCAATCCACGAGGCCGGCGTGAGCGGACCTCCGACCTTTTCGGAGTGCTTCGCGTTACCGGCAGAACCGGCGTTGAGCCGTCTTGCGTATCGCAGAAGCGATAGTGAGCCGTTGAGTGTGAGGTTCATATTATTCAAAGCAGAGGTCGCCGAGGAAGGCGCAGCGGAGCTTTCCGCCCTGCGCCCCTCCAAACTTGTTGCATTCCTCCAGCCACGCCGTGCTGCCTTTATCGCCGTCAAAATTTATTGCGCGCAGGAGGTAGGTCTTCCCGGTCGGCCCCTCGTGGGCGAGCCGGACGACTCTATTCAGAAGGTCAACATGATTCGTTGTCATTGCGACACGTTACCAGCAGATTTCGGGTTTGTCAAGGGAATTCCAGCCGTCGCCCCAGAGTTTTTCCAGCCGGGAAAAATAGTGCTCGTAGTCGCAACACAAACTCCACATGGAATACTTCATGCGAGCCCGGTCGCTCCTGTTGGTCCGGTCGGCCCAGTTGCGCCCGTGTCCCCTGTTGGTATAAATTCTAGAACATATTCCTGCCCGTCGGTCGGTAAGGGGGAGCCCGCCGGGAACGAGACGGCCAAAGTAAAATAACCGCCAGAAGAGCTTATCGAGCTGACGAAAAAGGTATTGAGTAGGTTGTCAGTGTTATCGTTGCTCTTGACCACCAGCGTCCCGCCGCCGGAGCCGACGATACCAACCGCTAAAACCGTCCAATAAGTTCCGAGGTTGATTCCCCCAACTGCATCCGCACTGACGTAAACTTCCGTAACGGCCGCGACGGCAGCATTGTTATATCGAAAAAAGCCCGAGCCCGGGTCGCTGTTGGTGGTGTCGTCACTGAAATCGTATCGAAGCCCGCCCTTGTCGCCCTGCGGTCCAGTGGGTCCAGTGGGTCCTGTCGCGCCCGTGGCTCCGGTTGCTCCGGTTGCTCCGGTTGCTCCGGTTGCTCCGGTTGCTCCGGTTGCTCCGGTTGCTCCGGTTGGTCCCGTCGGCCCCGTTGGACCACTCGCCCCAGTGGCTCCAGTTGCGCCCGTAGGTCCAGTAACTCCGTCTGCGCCTGTCGGCCCCGTTGGACCACTCGCGCCGGTTGCGCCAGTCGGACCAGTAGCCCCGGTTGCACCGCTCGCTCCAGTCGGTCCAGTCGGTCCAGTCGGACCTGTTGCACCATCCACGCCGTCAATACCGTCGGTGCCATTAAGCCCCGGCGGTCCAGTGGGTCCCGTCGGCCCAGTTGGACCGGTAGGACCACCCGAGGGAATTCCGTTTTCCAACGCCTGCGCAATTTTCTTGAGCAGTGTATTGTCTGAGTTGTAACAACAGTCTACCATTACGGAGGGGTCGGGCCGAGTGCAGTTGATAAAGCCGCGATTTCGTCTGCCGCTGCGGCTAGCGTAGCTGCGTCAGCGGCGGCGAATTTGCGTAGCAGCAACGCCACGTCGGTATTACCCGCCGAAGTTTCCTGAACAAAAATGGACTTCGCCCCCGAAATCGCCGAGGTAACTTGCTTGGAGAGTTTGTTCAGCGCTGAGCTTAGTGACCCGCCCGCCTGCTGCTTTATCGCGGCGACGGCGAAATCCGATAACGCCGAAAAGTCGGACGCCTGAAACGTCACCACGTCATTTACGATTGTCATATCACTCCTAAAAGCTTGGCCCACTTTGTCAGCAGCCGGTTAATCGAGTCGTCCCGCTTTGGTGCGTGTAACCCGCCGGCAGCGTTGGAAAGCGCGCGGACGATAAGCACGAGATATTGCTGATTTGTCGAAGGTCCCACGCTATGGAACTAACGTCACTGTAACGGTGCCGGGGGCAGACGGGAGGTCCGGGCCTTCTGCTTCGGCAGTAAAAGGTCCGTAGCCGATGAAGTTGTGCGCGCGGACGCGCCAGCGATATTTCCCGGCGGAAGGAGTCTCGAAAACGATGTGGTTGGTGTCCACGAGGGACTTCACGTTCCAAAAACCATTGTCAATCTGTTCCCACACCTCGTAAGTGTCTACTAATTCGGAAGGGGAGTTCGCCGGCCAGTCGAGTCGGATGTTCATGCATGAAAGGTCCGCAAAACGGGAGGGGAGTCAAGCGTTGCGTCAGATGAAAAACTCGGGCTCTGGCAACGTCGGCGGTAGGCCAGCTCGTCGTCGCGCCGTGCGGACACGATGGCAGTTGGAACACACCAAATCGCATTTTGCCATCTCCTTGAGAAGGTCTTCTCGCTTGGTCAGCTTCAACAAACTACTCACATTCGCGGATTTAGTCGAGGGGTCCCGGTGGTCAAAATCCATCGAGTGTGGATGAAAAATACCCCCGCAATCAGCGCATGGCTTTCGACTTTTTTCCGCCGCAATCATCTTATAGCGGTCCCGGGAAAGCTGTCGGGACCATTCCTTTTGACGCTCTATTTTTGCCTCGGGGGGAAGCGCCACAAGCGCCCTCCTCCGAAGTAGCACGGCCTGTTTGTCGGGGGGTAGCGATGCCAATTTCTTAGCTCGGTCCTTCTCGGTTCGACAATCCCGACAGATATGGTCCCTAGCCCGCCGAGGGCCTTTTGAATGAAAGTGTTCTGGGGGTCTAATGGCTTTGCATCGATTACAAGTTTTCATACCCCCAAAGGTCCGCACTAAAAACCCAAAGTCAAGGGCTTTTAACCTCGCGGGTCTCAAAAATAATATTGCCCGGGAGGCGTCGAGCGACATCGTGGGGCCCCCAAGTCCCCCGGGTCTATACCGATAAAGTGCTCAGAATCAGGACGTTTCGTCGGTCCGGCGGTTCGGTGGCAGGGCGCGCCACAGGCTGACGGATTGTGCCCAGTGTGCGGGCTACAGGTCGTTGAGGCGTAGTGACATCGAGGCGGTGGGGCGTTTTGGCGTGAGAATCACGCACCGACTGTGCCAAAAAGTCACTTCTGGGTCGTTTTGTCGCGCTTCGCTCGATTTAAATTCGCTCAAGCTGTAGGTCAAGCCACAAAATACCTGCTTGACAAGCTGCGCGCCGTGGTGTAATTTATCGGCATGAGCAAAGAACTACTTCAACAGTCGGAACAACTGGGGCGCGAGTGCTGCCTTGGAAAACCAACCGACCGCTGAGAATCCGCAGGTAAATATATGAAGAACCGAGTTTTCTTTTTTCACTACAACAAGCCCGCGTCGCAAGCGCAAAAGAAAAACGTGCTGACGGTCCATTGGAAGGGTGCGTGCTGCCTCGCCCATCACATTAAATGTTTTCGGCCCGTCGAGACTGCACACCGGAAATCTCAGCCGCGCTGCGTCATCAAAGGAAAGGCCGAATCAATAGCTTTCTCTTTAACCGAGAGCGGCGAAACCCTCGCTACGATTATATGAAAAGCGTTCGACGGAAAATAGTAAAAAGGTATCCACCCACGGCAATCCACGGGTGCTATGTCCGAATAGTCAAATTATCTTGCGGCCACGAACAAGAGATATCGAACGCTTTTTATTCCCACACTGGAAGCACGACTATTTGTCACCGCTGCTCGGTTCCGAAGCAGGAGAATCCACAGCCTGTATGAAACTCTGGAGATTAACGCGAATCACAAAAACCCACGTCTATGTCCTTCCACTTTGTTACGGAGCTTGCTCCCGCGCACGGCAGCGCGGCCTGTCTCGACGAATCCCTATTGAGGAATTTCACCGGGACTGGGAACGACTCCCTCAGCGCGAGTGCTGTCTTCGCCAGAGGACAGCTTGACTACGAGGTCATCCTAAAAGCGTGGCAATGAGTTCACTCCACAGTAACGCTCTTGGCCAGACCACGCGGCTTGTCCACGTCTCGGCCGAGTGCAACAGCGATGTGATACGCGAACAGTTGCAACGGTATCGCTGCCAGCATTGGCACAAAGGGCTCAGCAGTCTCGGGCAGCCAGATTACGTCGTCAACCTCGGATGCGATGCTGTCGTTGCCCTCGGTAGCAAGTGCAATCACCGGACCACCACGGGACTTAATCTCGCGTAGGTTACTGAACGTCTTGCTGTATAGCCTACCGTTCGGTATGACGATGACGCTTGGGGTGCTGCTGTCAATCATCGCCAGCGGTCCATGCTTCATCTCTCCGGCTGGCAATCCTTCTGCGTGAATGTAGGAAATCTCCTTGAGCTTCAACGCGCCTTCCAACGCAATCGGGTAGTTGTATCCTCGGCCAAGGAAAAAGAAACTCTTGGCGTTTGCGTATTTGGTGGCGATGCTTTGAATTTCGTAATCCTTGGCGAGTAGCATTTCAATTTGCTCTGGTATCGCCTTGAGTGCGGATTGCAAAGCCTTGTCGTGGGGTGGAACTGCAAGTGAGGCTAGCACACGAAGCTGGGCGGTGAATGTTTTCGTCGCAGCCACTCCAATCTCGGGGCCCGCGTCTAGATAGATAACGCGGTGTGCTTCTCGCGCAAGCGTGCTGCCGGGCGCGTTACAGATTGCAACGGTCCAGTGGTCTTTGTTCTCGCGAACGCAGGCCAACGTGTCTGCCGTCTCTCCGCTTTGGGACAGCGCCAGAATCACAGGTCTTTTTCCAGTGACGTGGCTTGAATACCGGAACTCGCTAGCGAAATCAACCTGCGTAGGAATACCGGCGAACTCCTCAAAAAAGTATTTGCCAATCAGCGCTGCGTGTCTGCTCGTGCCGCAGGCGGGAATGAAAATCTGCTCGACTCCGCGTAGCGCAGATAGAGCCCCGTCGCTGCTGCTAATCCTTCTGATTACTTCCGGCTGCTCGTAAATCTCACTGAGCATCGCGTGGGGAAATCCTGCGCTGGGGTCAGTGGGCGGTGCGCTGCGCAGCCTCTTCATTTCTCTGAACTGTAGTTCAGGAGTAAGCGCCACTAAATCACCGTCCCGCAAGTAAACAACATTCAGAGTGTGCTCGCGAATTGCCTCGGCATCGCTGGATAAAAACCTCTCGTTATCTCCAATGCCGACGACAAGGGGCAATCCTTTACAAGCGCCGACCACCACACCGGGCCAATCCACACAGGCCACGGCGATTGCGTAGTCTCCGACGACCTCGCGCAAGGCATCAGCAACTGAGCTGGCTAGATGAAAACGCTTTTCGTAATACGCTCCAATCAACCACGCGAGAACTTCGCTATCCGTGCCGGAAGAGAACCGAGGCTCTCCTTGCAGCTCTCGAATACGGTTGTGCAGATACCCAACGTTCTCGATGATGCCGTTATGGACAACTGCAATTCTCCCGCTCTTGTCAGTGTGTGGGTGCGCGTTGGCGTCACTCGGTTCTCCATGCGTGGCCCAGCGCGTGTGGCCGATACCGGTTGTTCCTCGAATCTCTACGGGGTCGGCGAGAAGGAGCGGCTCAAGGCCCTCGCTGATTTTCCCGGCCTTCTTGCGGACAAACATTCGGTCATCTGACACGACTGCGAGGCCAGCGCTATCATAGCCCCGATACTCAAGCTTCTTGAGGCCGGCGAGGATAATCGGCTTGGCTTGGTGCTGCCCAACGTATCCGTAAATTCCACACATTATGGTTTTTCCTCCGGGGTATCCGTAATCTGCTTAACAGTCACATCGACGCTGGACTTCAATTCGGATTCCACGTCGATGGCTTTGACCTTGGGGTTGTTGAGCGCCGACATCACCGCCATGTGCAGCGCGGTTGCGTTCATCTCTTCGGAGTCATTGTCAACGCGCTTCACACGCTCGCCGGCAGTGTCGCCGAGTGCCGCGTATTTCATCGAGTGGCATTTCTCCATCGCTGCGGTGAGGTCCGCAAAAAACCGTCCGCTGACATGGCGTGAACCGTCCTTGGCCACGCTGGCGATTGCTTCAATAATCTCCTCGTTAGTCATGTCGGAGAACTGTTCCAACACGCGATTGATTAGCTCGCTGGTCTGGTGCGCCTGAACAAACGAAAGCGCGCGGTTCTGCGCTCGCTCGAAATCTCCGGGGCGTCCGGTTTTAGATAGGAGCGTGATGCGTCGGAGCTGCTCATTCCAACCCTCGTCTTTCGCCAGCTTGCGAACGAAGTCCGGGTCAAGGTTTAACGCATTGGCGGTTTTATCCACGTCCCCGACGAACGCGGAATAAACTAAAAAAATACGAACTATATTTACGTCATTTTTACCGCGCATCTGCTTCCTCCTCGTGTTTTTTCAAGTAATCCTTTACCTTATCTAAGATTGATATCGACTCACCTGCTAACCCAATCAGACAATTGCACTTTCCACACAACAAGCCCCGAACTTGGCCCGTCGTGTGGTTGTGGTCCACATGCAAGTCGCGTCCTTTGCTATCTGCGGTTTCTGCCGGAAGGGAGCAAATGGCGCACACGCCGCCCTGCTTCTCTTTTTGTGCTGAAAACCAACCTTCTGGAACGCCATATTGATACTTCCGTTGCTTATCCCGACGCTGCTCTAACGTCCACGTTTTTCTCCGCTCCCGTTGCCTTTGGTTTACCTCGCGAACTTTATCAGGATTTTCCTTGCGCCATTTCCGGGCGTATTCAGCATACTTCTCCCTATTCTCTTGCCGTCTCTTCCTGCCATAGTCGGGATTTTTCTCCCTCCATTGCCTGTTGAGTTCCTTACGTCGTTCTGAGGTCATGGTTTTGCAGACTTGCCACCGTTGTTGTTCCACCACTCCCTTCGCTTCTTCTCGCGCAAGCGTTTCTTTGCATCTGCATGTAAACGTCGAGTGGATTGCGACTGGCCTTTGAATAAATCCGGTTGTTTCACCGTTAAAAGGTCCGCAGAAACGTCAAGAAGTCAAGCCGCAAGAAATAACTTGACAGCATGCGCGCGGCGGTGTAGATTATGGGCATGAGCAAAGAACTCTTCGGGGCACAAATCAACACGGCGCGGAAACTCGCCAACTAAAAAGGAATCGAAGCGCTACGCAATCCGCACGCGCTTATCGGCAAGATGTGCCGGTGCGGGGATTGTTTCTGCTGCGCCGCTTTGCTAGAACCGAAAAGTGTCAACAGGGCGCAATTGGTAAAAGCCTTACTGTCAACTAATTATGAGCGAACCATTGAAATTCTTCCCGCCATTCACCGTCACGACCAAGCGTGAGCTGAACTTCGGCGTGAAGCAGCCCAAGGAGGGTGTCGTGCCGCTTACAATCCCGGCCGGCATGCGCATCGAAGTCGCCTTTGCGGAAGGCAACGACCAGTTCGTTTATGTCTTAGGACAGAACAGCTTACGTAACCTCCGGCTCAGCATCACGCGCGCGAAAGGTGCAATCACCGGATTCTCCGCCCGTCCCAGCGAGCGCACCCTTGAAAAGTGGCTATTCGACGACGTGGTCAAGACCCCAACCGGGCATCGAGTGGAGCCAGACGGTCACGGGCCGGACGGTAGCCCAAGCTGGCTTCGGGTGCTGGGCCTCATCTAAAAAGGCTCCCGGCAGACGCCGGGCGGACAAAAAGGGGGTGCGGGCGCGAGCCCGAAAACCCCAACTAATAAAAAAGTCATAACTAGTTGCAATCAGGCAACCTTTTTTCTATTAACTCGTTCTTATATCTGGTGGATTGGAAGATTAGTAAAGGGGGCCCCCACCCCCTCACCCAAGTAGGGGGGGGGGTATGTGTTGTTCCCGGCTTCGCCGACCAAATCCCGCAACGCGTTAATATTTTTTCGAGATGCCGAAACGCCGTTCCGCCGAAATTATTAAAAGACAACTTGACAATTCAATAATCCGTCGGACCTTTACCCCGATGAAAATCGAAGTCAACACGCCGGAAGGCCGGAAGGTCATCCAATACTGGGGCGTGTCCTACGTCAAGGAGAGGACCCAACCAAAGCTTTTCATCGACCCGCTTGGAAACTACAACCGTGCTGCTCACGAGCGCGCAATCGCCAAGGAGGAGCAGCAGCATTGGGAAGGCAGCGGAGAGCCACAAAGGAGCCCGATGGAAACGCACCGCTCTGGGTATTACATGACTTATGCTTACATCTTCGGCAAGGTCTGGCACGTTGGCGTTTCTCAACTCGCCCGACGGGCAGCTCGACTACACGACAGCGTGCTTTTCCACTTGTGGGGATTCTACAAAAATCCCAAGACACGATTCAACCTTGCATCTGCTGAGCAATATTTAGCCAGCCCACCAGAGCTTTTCCCCGAGGTGGAAAAACTTCGTGCAAAGCTGATTGCAGAACTAACCCGAGAAGGTTCTGACGTTTCCCATTACAATCTCAGTTACGCAGATAAGGCCCGCCGATGAAAGACTCCGACAAGATACTAACCGCTGATTTACAATACGCGCTTCCGGGATACTCGGGTCAGTTTGGATACCCGACCTTCGGAGACGTGAAGCAATACCTACCAGATTATTTTTCAGGGGACTGGGAGGAGTGGGACTTGCCGAACAAATCTTCTGTTATCCTTCGCTGGCACGGGCGTCAGGAGGACCTAGCCCAACAGCGCCTCTGGCAGGAGGAGGACAGAAAAGTTCTTGCGCGCATCGAGTCGGACGAGCAATCCAAGAAACAGGTTGAAGAACAAAAACGTCTCGCGAGGGTTTCTCGACAAGAGAGTGAATCCGCAAGACGCGCGCACGGTGCATCTATCGTTGCGCAGCAAACCGCTTGCAGCGAGCGCAAGCGAATCGACAACCTCGTGGAGCAGGCCAACGATTACATCGCCAACGTGAGCAAGCTTGTAGCTACGCTGCGCGGAATACCGGCCGCGCGTTTACACGAGGTGGACACCGACTCGCTGTTTTTCAACTGTGGCCGGGTCAAGAAAATCATTGAGCCGACCGCGCCCGGTCAAATCTCCCCGGTGTGACGACACTCGAAATTCTCACAATTCTCTGCTTGACAATGGTAGCATATAGGCTATTCTTCCCGCGATGAAACGCAACAAAATTGTCTACAAGCTGACTGATGAGAATGGCCGCACATACAATGGAACTCAGTGGGGGCCCGGCATCTCGCACTCTGGAACCGGCGATGGAGAACTCTGCGGGCCCGGGTTTATCCACTACTACGACGATGCCCTGCTTGCCGTTTTGCTGAATCCTATTCATGCGGATTTCAAAAATCCGAGATTGTGGGAATCAAAGCCGAGTGGAAAAACTAAGCAGGATAATGGATTGAAATCCGGTAGCAGGACATTGAAGACCATTCGAGAGATTCCACTGCCAGTCGTGACTACGGAAGTCAGGATAGCGTTTGCGATTTACTGCGCCCTTGAGTGTTCTGTTTCAGACTCTTTTAGAGTGTGGGCGGAGCGCTGGCTATCCGGCGAAGACCGCTCTGTTGGGTCGGCGGAGCAGGCGGCGCGGGCGGCGTGGGCGGCGGCGGCGGAGCAGGCGACGGCGGAGCAGGCGACGGCGGCGCGGGCGGCGGCGCGGGCGGCGGCGGCGGCGGAGCAAAATAAAAAATTTTCCTTAGTTGAACTTGCACAGAAAGCACTTAAACATGAACAACAACACATTTCAAACTGAACCCGGCTGCGGATTCAGGCCCGGAGACCGGTGGGTGACGGAGGTCCCCTCGATTGGAAGGGTGGTCCGCGTCATCGACTTCGTATCGGAAACTCACGTTGTCTACACCCGGACTGTAGGAGACGGACCCGGCGAATACCGCCAGTATTCGCGCCAGCGACCGCTCGCCCTCAGGGACTACTGGGATAGCTACGAAACCGCGAAGTGTTTTCGCGTCGGCGTGCAGGTTTTCCCTGCGGTCGAGGTGGATTTTGGCTGCAATTCTTCTTGCGGCTCCGGCAAACCCGACAATCAAGTCGAGGTCAAAGTAACCACCGGCGGGCAATCCAAGAGCGTGGTTTTTGATGTCCCGACCGCAACAGAGGTTCAGCAACTCCGGGAACAGCTCAGGACTTTCGACGCCGCGAACCTCTGGCAGGCGAATCAAATTAAAGCGCTGACCCACGACAACGAACAGCTGCGGAAAGAGCGGGACGGCGCAAGGACCGAAGGGAGGAAAATCCTCGAAAACTTCTGGTCGTTGAATGAAACCCAGAACCGGCAGAACAAGCAGATTTTCGATTTGCGCGAAGAGCTTCGCGGAACCAAGGAACAGCTCATCCAGACCGAGGGCTTGCGCTGTTCTCAAGTCCGGGCTTTGGATAGCCAAATCGACGAACTGACGAAACGACTCGCCGACGCAACGGAACTTGAGAACCGTCTTCGTGAAAACGTCAAGCTCCTTCAAGGTCGCATCGACAACTTAGTGCAAGCCGAGAAAGCGGCGGGGTATTACACCAATTGGGACACTTTCCTTGCCCGCATTACGGCAGAACATGACTGCTCCACCATCACCTTCGACGCCGTTACCGGTGAGCCGAACGTCGGATTTCGGGTCGGCGACGTGTGGGAATGTTCCGGCACTAATAACTTCACGCGCACTATCTTGGAAGTTTCCCCGGAGTGGGTTTGTTACAAGGTCGTTAACAACGAGACCAAGTATCGAATGGAAGAGCGGATTAGCAGAATTCCCGGTGTAGGAACCTGCACCACAAAAAACTGGAAGGATTACACCGCCGGTCTTGTCAAGTTCACGCGCGCAGCCGCATAGTTTTTATGTCAAACTCAAACCAGAACACACCGCCACCCAACAACATCATCCCCTTTCCCCTCACCGGGAGTAAGGTCATCCAACCCGCCAGCAGAGGCACCATTCCCGAAGAGCTGGCGAGGCTGGACGGGCAGCCGCTCGCTTGTGCAAAACCCGAGGAGAATCGAATCATCGACATCGATGCGAAGGTTATTCCCGGCAAGGAAACCGCCAACAATGTGGAGTTCCAGCTGCACGACGACGGTGCGCTCATGCGCTACATCGAACGCCCGGGGTTTTCGCCGCAATGCATCCTCGTTGACGGCGTCGGCCGGCAGTTCGGCATCGTGCGCAACGCAGAAGTCGGCGAGCTTGTCTGTAATGGAGTAAACTTTTTGCACATGGCAAAGACGATGATGGACGCCGAGGAAAAGTTGAAGGCCGATAAGGATAACCCGGGCGGACCTCCTCCCGCGCTGCTTTTGCCTCCGACGACTTCTTGACATGGCTGCGATTCCTTTAACTCAGGGCTTCTTTGCTCGCGTGAGCTTGCAAGATTACCCTCGCGTGTCGCAATTCAAGTGGTGCGTAGCGAAGCGAAGGAACACCCGATACGCGGTCAGCAGGCAAGCGGGGGCCGGTAGGGTTGTCTACCTGCACTCCTTCATATTAGGAGAGGGTCCGGGAGAGGTTTCACACAGAAACGGAGACGGTCTAGATTGTAGAAGGGGAAACATACGCCGGACAACCCATCAGGAAAATCTACTCGGCCCTCAGAAAAAGCGGCCGGGAACACTTAGCCGTTTCCGGGGAGTCAGTTGGGACCGGCGGCGGAATAAATGGTATGCCAAGTCGAACAGGCTTGGAAAGCAAGTTTTCTTAGGGTATCACGACTCGGAAACTGCGGCTTCGCGCGCTTTTCAAAAGTGGAGCCGTGAATACTTGAAACAAATCTAAATTCCTATGCAAGAAATAATTCATTTTCTAGTCGCCGCCGGATTCTTCTGTTTCGGATTCGTCCTCGGCTACATTATTGTGCAGTGGTTGCTCGAAAACGATTGAGTATGAATAAGGCTCCAAAGCGTAAACGGCCGCCCGGTCCGTCCTCCCGAGACCTCGGGCTCGATAGTAATCAAGCCGGCAAGGGAGATACCGCGCGCAGTTGTTTTTCCGAAGATTACAAAGAGAACTTTTCCGAAATCGCCGGGTTCGGCAGCGCTGCGGGATTCACCCAAAAGAAAAACGGCCGGCAGGTGAAGACCTACAGTCGAAACGCCGAAACGCCGAACTCGCCTTCCGACTCGACGCCGCATTTGCCTAAACCGAGACGGGAAGTGGACTGGAGCCGCCGGGACTGCCGAGACCGATAAAATCACCGTGAAAAACTTCATCGAAAACCTGAAATTCGTAGGCGTCGTTGCACTGTGCGTGCTCGTCATCATCGCCTCGATTGTGCTATCGTTCGTCAAGTTCGTCATCGTATTATGAAACTCTGGAAACTGCTACTGGTCCTCTCCGGCATCGCGCTGCTGGCCACGCTTACGCTCGTAGCCATCGTGTCCCTTGTCATCAAACTCGTCTGGACCTCGTTGTGATTCCCATCACCGATATCGAAGACCCGCGCTTGGCTCCTAACTGGACTGGGGATGTTCGCTCCGCTGCCGAAGTGGAGAAGGATTTTTTGGAATCCCCGAAGCGGGTAGCGGCGTTGTTACAAGCCATCCGGGAGTTCAGGGGCGGAATTGCGAAGGATTTTGTTCTGCGCAGGGCTCGGGAGATTCTTGATGAAAAGCCAGTGAAGCTGCTGAGCCCTGCTCAGGTTGTGAGTGAGTGTGACGACCGAAGCACCCCCGACATTTTTTGAACGCGTTATGCCCTTCGATTACTCACAACCAATCCCGGACGAGTTCAAGTGCCCGGCTGTCGAGGAGGCCGTTAGGCGGCTGACGGAAACCGTCAATAAAATGCGGCAGGAAGCGTGGCGGGCCGGCTATGAAAAAGGTCTAGCTGATGCCAAGGTCAAGCACGATGCGCTGGCTGACCGGATTGCGCATCCGTATCTCGGACTTGCCGGCTGGAATTTTCCGCCGTCCGCATGAACCCCTTTCTCGAATCTGAGGACCCGCCAATCAACGATGTCTGGCACCGGATTATTAAATATGCCAGGGTTGTTCCGGGGGCAGAGCATGATTTTGCCGAGTATGAAACAAACCGGCAGCTTTGCCTCGACGGCAACCTGTCGGGGGAATTACGAGAAAAGTATAAAGGTATCGCGGGTGCAGCGGCGAAGCGAATTATTGCAAGATTTGGGGAGTAATTCCTTGACAGGTAGACCCGCCGGGTGTATAGTTCCGGCATGAGCAAGAACACCGCCAGCCACGAATTCACCGCAAAAAACCTTGGGGACTGCGCCGTTTGGACTCGGCCTGATGGGTCCTCTCAGTCCGTGACAATCACGGGGACGGATTTTAACGTCGCGCCGGGGTATTATCCGAATCAGGAGGATGAGCTTCGGCTGTCGTGGAAGGATTCCTCCGACGCAATCGCCCGCTCGGTTTACTTGCCCCGTTCCCGTTGGAACGAGTTGACCTTGTTCCCCGCCGGCTGCAAATTCATGGTAGTATGAACGACTCTTGGAAAACGTTGCCACTTGGAGAGATTATCAAGTGGGGCGACTTTTGGTTCCGCCCTTACGATAGCACTTGGGTTGAAGTGGGTGCCGGCTTGGTCGGACGGCGGACTAGCCCGAGCACGCTCGTCTCCCGCAAACAAGAGCACGGTCGAAAATGGTATTCGACCGTCTTGCACTTCTTGGAAAAAAATCGATTTGACAAACTGCGCGCGAGCGAGTAACCTACCCCGTTATGAGCAACAAAATTTACAACGTCGGGGCGTTCGGGATTCCGCAGGATATCCAGCTCCAAATACACACGGCGCGGCTAATGCTTACTTGGAGCACTCATGCCGCTCACGAGATTCAGACCGACCGATACGGGGGAATCCCAGTGAGCCTCGCCGGTAGCTGTGTCGATTTTAAGGGATTGGACTGGTCGTTAGTTGAGGCCGAAACCACCGACACACTGCGCGGTGAAGTGGTCACAAAATTTGTCGTGCGACGCGATATCGACGCCGGTCGGTCGCTGGTGCTCGTCATCCGCCCCGACGGGCCCGGACGTGGATTCGTAATCACCGCATGGATTAACCTGACGACGGATACCCACAGAACGCTCAACAAAAACCGATTCGACAGGCCATGAGCAGGATATTAACAAATTCTACTTTCTTTTCGCCGGGGATGAATACTACCCCAATGGGGGTTATGCCGACTTCGTGGGTAATTTTGAACTCGCGTCGGAGGCGGTTGCCCGTGCCGCAAAAAATTCGCATGACTGGTGGCACGTCATTGACATCCGAACCGGCGGAGTTGTAGAAACTAGCGGAACTGGAATATTATGAGCAACCCACTCGACCCCAACTTCAAGTCCCTTGCCCGAGAACACAAGGGAAAGGTCGCCCGCACGCACAAAGACAACACGTCCGAGTGCCGACTGTCCCGCCAGCAATTCGACCGGTTGCCAGCGCACGAAAAGGTGAACGCGTATTTCGCCAGCAACATCTCGCGGCGTGCCCAAGCGGAGTTCCACAATAATCCGAAGCTCTCGCTGTATAACTTTTCGTTGACCCTCAACCCGCGATAACATGCCACTGCCTAAAGAACTTATCATCACCGTCACGCCTGCCGATGCACAAAACTGTGGGTGCTATTCAAGCATCCACAACTGCCTTTTTGCAACTGCGGTCAAGCGACAAACCGGGTTGTCCGTTTGTTGCGGGGACGCAACACTCACCATCGATTCCGTGCGTTATTGGATTCACGAGGGAAGCCAAGCCATTCTCCGGCGATACAATTCCTCGCGAAATAAGAATTGGACTCTGTTGTCCAAGCCGTTAGTCAAGAAATCTTTCAAAGTTAAGATTACACGCGCGTGAGAAGGGTATTCGTTTACACGCGCGTATCCACCGCTGAACAAACCGATGGCGGCGGGCATGACCGACAATTCGAGGCTTGCTCCTCTTTTTGTGCCAGCAAAGGCTGGGAGGTCCTTCGGAGCTTCGATGAGCAGTCTTCCGGCAGCATTTCCGCGCTGGACCGGCCAATTTTGGCGGAGCTGATTTCTCTTTGCGGCGATGCTTACGACGTGAAGACAATTGTAGTGGAGCGCCCGGACCGAATTGCGAGGGACCTCATTGTTAGCGAGCTTTTCTTTCGTGAATGCCGCGACCGGGGCATTGAGGTTTACGCTGCCGACTGCGGCACGGAGCTGGTCAACGCGGAGTCGGACCCGTCCCAGACG